AACGAAGGCGCTGGTGTAGTTACAGGCGCTCATATCTGTCAGTACACAGGTTCACCACACAGCGATTGCAGCTCTACTGTGACAGCAGGCAAGTAAAGGATGTTAAACGTGCAGACGCTGGAGTCGATTTTAATAGGTGCGTTTTCAGGCACTGAGCTTGTTTTGGAAGGGGATCACGCCAAAGGTGACAGGACACCAAAGGCTATTGCTGAAGGCGTGGTGTCAGAGATAAAGGCCAGTGCCGTTGTTATCGTTCCTCCCCACGCTGGCGGGACGTATCAGGTTACGGGCTTATCTGAGTCAGGAATGAGCGCTAAAGTGCTGCAGAAGCTCAAAGCGGAAGGAATTAATACAGATAACGAGCATTGCAAAGCCGGAATAATCCCGACCGCTATCGCCAAAGCTGTTACAGGGGCAGTACTGGCCTCAATGAAGGTCAGTATTCCCACAGACGGATCCGGTTCTTTCAATTTATCCGGGTTAAGCGGCTCTGACTTGCAGGCGAGAATCGCGGCCGAACTAAGTACAGTCCTGACACTAAACGGCCCTCACGCCAAAGGCGGGCTTATCGCTTTAGCAGCCGGACCAGCTCTGGCCAGCTACCTAAATTCTAACGCGGTTATCTCTGGTAGTTTTACGCCAGGCGGTACGTACAAGGTGCAGTAAGTTTATGCCCTCCCCTTTGCATGAGCTACAAAGCGAAGCAGCTGCTCGGTGGCTGAGAAAAAACGGTTTCCCAGTGGTAGCAGTTAATGTATTTGCCCTTGGTTCGCGTGAACGTGTGGACGCTATAGGGTGGCGTCATTCGGCCTCAGTGCTGATTGAGTCAAAGGTTAGCCGGTCGGACTTCCATTGCGACAGAAATAAGCCTGAGCGCCATTCGGGTGGCGTTGGCTTGTATCGCTTCTATATCACTCCACCAAACTTGGTTTCGGTGTCAGAATTACCTGCAGGCTGGGGGCTTCTGTATTTTGATGGCAAAAAGGTCACAGAAATAAAGCGCCCTAAAGGCAACGCATGGCCAAGCTTTGGTGTTGGCGATAGTGAGTGGATGCAGCACCAGCATTTAGTTGATAAGGATGCAGAGCAGGCGTTGCTGTTTAGTGTGGCCCGCAAGCTTGCAGTCCGGAAATAACGGCCCCGAGGGAAATTCTGAGTAAATCATGTCACACATGATTTAGTGAGCAATGTACAGAGTTTAGTGAGTATGTCAAAATAAAGCATGTGACACATGATTTAGGGTGCTGTATGAGGCTTGGGGCTACACAGCGGGACGTTCTATTTATACTGGTTGCACTTGAATTAAAGGGAAGAGATAAACCCTTTTCAGCTATTGAGCTATTAAAGCTGATTAATATGAATAAAGGCAATCCAATCCACGGCAACAACCTCAGGGACGGATGCCACAAATTAGTAGCCAATGGCCTGATCATGAAATTCAGGTGCTCTTCCACTTTGCAGCTGGCTTTCAAGTTATCTGAAAAAGGTCGGGAGTTAGCCAAGGCCATTTATGACGAAAGAACTACATCTGATGCCGCCTAAACCTCTAAGCTAATCAGCTGGCCTGATGGAGTGGACATTGTTCGGCCGCTCCTTTGCTTTCTTTGGCATAGCGCACCAGGCTATAGGTCTGCCGCCATCAAGAAGAAGGTAAGCAGTGTGCGCCCGATAAGCCCCAAGCATTATGCAGTTGGGGCCGTATTCCACCCAGTCGCCGACTAATGACGCTATTGGGTTAAACGCTTCTATCCGTAACAGCTTTACCTTGTGCATGTCCGGCGCCATCTGGTCTAACTCAATAAACCCGCCAAACAGAACCCGCTTAAACTGATCATCAGGCAAACCAACGTCTACCGTCTGGCCGCACAGTGCCGTAGTCTCTTCAATTAGATGCGGCGCCAGCCATACGTTGCCGTAGTGGTAGCGCCTACGAATGCACGGCACGTTAAAGCCTCCAGGTGTGCAGCCTTCAATGGGATTGTTTTAACAGTCTATCAATTTCTGCAGCTATAAGGGCGCCCGCTTTTGTTAGTTCGCGGATCCGGCTGTCTTTGCCATCATCTGCGCCAATTTTAAAAGAACCCGCCTCCCATGGCCAATGTCGCAGAGTAAGGCCTTGCTCTTTAACGTCCCTGAAATTCTTTCTCATATCCGGGCTGCTGGCAGCGGCTGTTGCATAAACGATAGCGGCCATTGTTAAAGCGCCTTGCTTATGTGCTGCATCATGCTCAGCTGTTCGGCCTTCATCAGTGATTTGACGGGCGCGCTCTGTCGCTATTCGTTCAGCACCTGATTGTATAATGTGTGTCATACCGCATCCTTTAATAAGTTCTAAATCTTAACTCTTTTCACTGGCATTAGTGGCGAGTACTGCCTCAGCAGCTGCGCAGGAAGCAAGGTACCGCTCTGGAGTCGCCCGAAGCACCGCTTCCATCCTGTAAACGGCTGCCGCATGGCCATCATTAATTAAATCAATAACGTTGACGGCATTGGCCATTGCACTGTGCATATCGCAAACCTGAGCAATCAAAGCATTTTGTCCGGCAATAATTGCGTCAACACTTTCCCAGCAAGCCATCCGGTCACGCTCATCACCTGTAGCTGCCGCTATATGGTCTATCACCTTATGAGCTTCGGCCAGCTGTTGGCTTAGCTGGTTTACCCGACGACCTAATATCGTCATCCCATCCGATAAGTCATCTACTCGACCTGAACCACGGCAGCAAGGGCATTTTGCGGCAGCTCTTTGCTGTATCAGGCAATAAGCTAGCTTTGCAGCCAAACCAAACTGTTCAGCCCTGAACTCTTCCTGCAGTGCGTTCGGGTGGGCTACGCCAGTTGCATGACCGATTTCATGCGCCAGCATATGGATCAATGTTTCAGTCTGAACGTCAGGAGCTGCCCAGGCGTGAATAGTGTTTGTTTTAGTGTCAACAAACCCCCAGCACCCTTGAATTAACATGCCTTCCATTTTTTGCTGATTGGTAATGTTAATGATGTCGCCTTTTTCGTTCTGCCCCTCCATATCTGCTGAAAGCAACTCTTCCAGCGGAATGCCCTCGGCCTCAGCGACTGGCGCCCAATATGCTCGCTCTATGTCGTCCGGCGATTCGTGCCAGATAATAGACATTAGTGGCGGTGCTGACGTGAAAGAAGCTCCTGTATTTACTTCATCCATCACCAGATTTAAAGCGTCGATTGCTTGCATCATTTCTGAGTGCAGTTCAGGCTGTTTTTCTTGCGTCATCACCTGGCCAATCAGATGCCTTGCAGCAGCTGCAATGTCGCTTTTACGCCGCAAAATCTTATAGACGTACTCTGATAGCTCATCATTTTGTTGCTGCAGTGCGTTATTGTCCCGCAAGCTTGCATTAAGCCGGTCCTCATACCCTTCTGACTCTATGGCTGATAGCTTTTCTTTAAGCTGAGCGAGTTCTTTGCTGAGCGCTTTGAATTCAGGATCAATAACAATTACATTCCCGCCGCCGACTATATCTAAAAGACGCCGATTTGATTCACACATTTTGGCTGGGCTCCGGATTTTGTAATTTCTGCTGTTCCATATTGAAGTTGTAAGCGCTGTTGTTATACAGAGGTAGCATTGGTTGAGGCTTGGCAAGTAAGTCGGCTAAGTGCTTTAAATCAGCTTCTTCGACCCCTGTTAGACAAGCTGCTGGATCCGGCAATTTGCATAGCCTAAGCGTGTTCAGTTCAATCTCTTGCCGCCTGGCAATTGCAAAAGCAGCCTGTGCGGCTTGTTCTGCTGTTTTGAAGCTGTTACGCCATGCGTTGTATTCTTTAAAGTTGGGCGCCAGGCCGTCAATATCATTCATAGCTGCATTTCCTGCTGTACCTCAGGCTTATGCCCGAATTTTTCCTGAAGCACCCGCTCTTGCAGTTTCGCTATAGGGTTCTCTTGGTAAATATCTTCAGCTTCAAAGCGCTGCATCGCTTGTTGCACTGCTTTTTTTGCATGCAGATCCATTGCTTGCATCAGGGCTTCACCCAATGACTTCAGTTCTGTGACGCTGACATAATCCATTGGCTTGCCAGAGTAGTTTTTGTCGAAAATCGCGATAGCTCCACTGAAGCCCGCCCCGGTGCGCTTTTCTTTGGGCGATGCAGGAACGAACCAAAGAGGGGTATCAAAGCTGATCCGGCCCCGAATGAAATAAACAGCGTTTGCACCTTCTGGCCACCACGTTTCTGAGGTTGCTGACTTGATGAGGAATACAGAGGCAGCGCCTTTATCCCGCTCTTCAATCGTTTTGGCCATGATGTTTTTCATGCCGGTTTGGCTAAACCCTTCATGGTCTGTGCTGGCCCTGCTGTATGGCGGGTTTCCAAAAGCTTTATGGCCATTCAAGTCTTTAGCCCAATCTTGCTTGAGTGCATTACTTTCAGCGGTGTAGTAGCGGGCGCATTTGGAATTATCGCCGTCCGTGAACAGGTCCAGGACAAAAGGACCAAACTTGGCAAATATTCCCCAATAGAGCCAGTCTGGTGTTCGCCACTGGTCCCCCACTTCTTCCAGCTTATGCGCTGGTGCTGCTTTTAACCTTTGAAGGTCGACAACATAAGGTGATAGCTTTAATTCACCTGTTGGCTGCTCTGCTTGTTTAGTTGTTTTCACGATAGAGCCTCATTATTGTTTTGCCGCTCAGCACCAGCATTCAGTTGAGTGAGTAACAGCTCAACATGCCGGAATACATCAGAGGGGGTTTTAGGTGTGCCGGTGACGGCTGCATGGCCATCATTGGTGGGTAGGTTGAGCGCTTTGATTACGGCATCTTTAAGTAGCAGGTATGCAGGTTTATCCGTCATATCCTTTACTTCGCCACCACAGAGCCATGCAAAGCCAATCGTTCCTTTACATGGGGTGAAGTACCCAGTTAGGCCGCAGTGGTAATGCTTTTTATCCACCTTCACGTCATTTATCCAGTCTCTGGAATAGCTGAATTGAGTTCGTTGCGGGTAAAGGGCTGCCACAGTCGACGCCGAGCGCTTACAGAGCTTTTTGAATATGCGTGGAGTCAACTTCATTCCCTGCCATTATCTATAATTGGCAGTATCTCAGCGGCTGCCCGAACAGCTGCGCTTGCTTCGGTACCGTAGCCCCAAATGTCGCCGTTATCAGGGTTTGATCGTGGTGTGGCTATCCAGATAATCGGTATGCGCTGGCCATCCAGTATGTAGTCGCTCATAGCCTTTACCAGCTCCCTTAAGGTGCCGCCGTGACTAAAGCCTTTCCATTTTCCCTGCTCAAAGGGGGATATGCGCTGACCTGTGTAATCATCCACAAACCATAATGATCCGTCCTCATCAGCTTCAAAGCGAGCAAAAGCATTCCGAGCGCGACTGAAAAACAACCTTCGCCCATGTGCAGCAATGACTTGGATCAAATCATTCGCATGGCCTACCCTGTGCTTTGTTTCTTCTGTTACTTTTCTGCTGGTGCTGGCTGACTCGTCCAGGCTGAAGTAGCCCTCGTCCGGATATTCAACGTCATACGCAATAAGTTCTAACTCCCCTTCTTTTTCACCATCGCAGTGCCGGATTAAAGAAACGGAATAGCTTTGATCATCGTCATCGCCTGGCGTTTGCTCATAAAGTGATTCAATCTGGCCCCGAGTCATCACAACAGAGGTCAGTTCGTTCAACTGTTTGTTGTATGGGTTATCAGAATCTTTGTGCTTTTTGTACTGCCTCACAGCCCATGCAATGGCATGGCATGACCAAATGAATTCGTCCGACATTGTTCTGAGGTCGGTGCTGCTTAAGCTTCCAAGTCGCTTGTTTAGCTCAAAACCCATAGCGCCAGGCCACCAGTTTGCAACTTTCTGCATAAAGATGGCTTCATCACCTGAATGCGCTAAAACCTCAGATTCAAGGCGATCACGCTGTTTCACAATGACTGATGCACTGACTTGACCCTTTGACCATTCATCAAAAATACTGGTGACAACCGATCTGGCTTTATCCGCCCCCCATTGGTAAGGTCTGCCCGCTATGACATAGCGAACCCAATTGTCAGGATCAGCTAACAAATCATGGCTTTTCAGTACATCGTTATCGGTAGATAGAACAAAGCAGCCCCGGTCACTGGTGATTGAAACATGCTCAGGCCAGGTGATAACGTTGTATAACTCCCTTGAATTTGCATCGCTCTTGCTGATTTCTATATGTCGGTACTTGTCATGGTCATGCAGTAATGTGAAGAACGAACCCTGCAGGTTATCCAAAAGGCTTACTTCTTTAGCGGGCATAGAAAGCGCTCCGCTGCTGCTTCTGGTAACTGATTTCCTGATTAAGCTTGTTGGCAAAAGTTACGGCGTGGGCTCTGCTGGTAATGTATCTGCTGCGCTGTTGTGGCCCGTCAGGTAGAACCCAGCTTTTGCGCTCTTCATCATATTTTATCGTCGCTTCACCGATACTGATGTCATCGTTAGGTATCAGAAACTCCTTAGCTAAGGGTTTTCGAGTTGGTGATCTTGCCATTCTGCCCGTCCATTAATTATTAACAGACGACAATATATAAAAAGGCTGCTTTTTTGTCATTATCCTAACAGTAATTATCATGTAATTATTCAATGTTTAATTACTGGATATTTAGAGTGTTCTACGGCGTAACGAAGAAACAACAGCTTGCAGATATGTCTGTTGCCGTGTGCAACGTACTTGGCCATGGCGTTTTTGAGTCAGCATCTCACATGCTGCTTGAAACCTGTGCTGCAGAAACGCACTTAGCGACCCATCGGGATCGCACCCTATACGGAGCTGGTGCCGGTGCCCCTCAGGTGGATGAAAGTACTTTCGACTGGTTAAAAGAAAAGTTCTCTAAAAACGACGCGGTTTACAACGCAATTTTGGAAGCTTTTAACGTTGACCTGAAAAAAGTGCAGTACCGGGAGCTGGACTTTAGCCCGCTGCTTAGTCTTATTTTTGCCCGTTTGCGTTATCGCGTTATTGACGACCCAATTCCGGCTGACCGCGCTGGCCGCGCTGACTACTGGAAAGAACACTACAACACATCAGCAGGTAAGGGCTCAGCAGCTGAGTACTTAGAGCGCTGTATTGCGTCTGGTGTTGATCAGCTGGTGCTGGACGTTTAGCGATGCAAGTCGAGCTGGCCGCCAACGTAGTGCAAGCCATTAAGGCCAAGGCAACAGGCAATACAAGCCTGCTGTTTGACGCCCTACCTGATAGCGAGCGTTGCAGCGTTATTCGTGCCGTGGCTATTGCACTCAAATCTATTGCCTCTGGCGCGATGAGCGAGCCAGCCGACTTACACGCATTTAACTGCAGCAACTTAGAGCGCCAGGGCTGGACCCATGGCGCTGTCTTTCGCCCCCTAAAACAACAAACCCCATTACTGCGCCCTTATCACGCCTTGCCAGGCGAGTTACGTGATCTGATTGCTAACTGCTTTGAAGTACTCAAAGCGGCAGCGACTGGCGACTTAGAATTTGCTGGCCGGAACGCTCCGACAGGCAATTTTTACAACAACAATCCTAACGGAGTATCACGATGAACAACACTACAGCGCACTTTAAGGCGTTACAAAAGCAAGTATCAGCTAATTCTGGCGCCTTGCTTGCTGTTATTGCCGCCCCACTCCATGAAAATGGTGCTTACATTCAGGATCCTGCCATCCGGGCAGCCAACGTAACTGAAGCAGCAGCAAAAGACCCTCTGTTTAGCTCGCTTGGTAAGCGTGGCGCAGAAGTGGCTATGTGCTGGGCGCATGAATTGAAACAGCATGTGGATGCTCACGGTCAAATGCCGTCAGACCAGTTGCTGTCAAGCGTTTACTCACAGCTGAAAAACATTGTAGAAACAGAAGTGAAAGCTGATGCCCCTAGCGGTATGTTGCTGTCAGCTCTGAATGCTACACCTATGTCGCAATCTGCTGGTATTGAAGTTCGTGCCAACACAGCTGCTTTAATTCTGCCTCTTTTATTGGCTAACCCAATGAATGACGCGGTAGTTTATGTGCCAAACCCAGCTAAGTTTTACACTGAAATTTTTACTGTTGTGAATACAGCTGGCAGCAACTTCGGTGACTTTAAAAAAGGTGATTACATTGGCCCGTTCACATCTGGCCAGTATTCATCCATGCGCCAACGCTTCCCGTTCCAGGTCGCTGCTGATGGTGTGAAAACAGTTCTGACGTTCGACAGCGCTTTAACACCAGCTGGCGTTAAGTTGCCTATCAAAAAGAAAACCGTTCGGGTTTTCATCGCAAAAACGTTTACCCTGAGTGACGCAGCCACTGAAACCACCCCTGCAGGCGTGGTTAAGCTTGCTGGCGTAAATTATGTGGTTAATGCGGTCATTGATTACACGCAAAGCACAGTAAGTATCACCACTAGCACAGCTCTGCCAATTGGCACAGAAGTACATATCGAATTCAGCGTCGATATTGAAAAGAACCCTGAACTGGTACCACTGATTGAGCAAAATATGATGAGCCATACGGTTCACCCGTATGAGCGCTACATTGGTGCGGATTCTCACATTCAGGCAACGCTTAAATCAATGTCTGAGTTTGGCATTAATGTCCGCTCAAGCATGATCAGCTCTGCAAAGACCTGGCTGGCAAACGAAAAGGCTCTGCAACAGCTTTCAGACATGATGTTTTTCGTTAGCAAAAAATCAACGTTTGATGCCAGCATTCCTGCAAGCGGCGAATGGAAAGAAGCGTTTGAAAAATTCAAAGCAAAATTGGTTGCCATTTCAGACTCATTACTGAAAGAAACCGAAGAAAGCGGTTTAGCTGGTATGTACGCAAGCTCAGAATTCATGAACTTCCTGCACATGCTGCCAGCGGACGTATTTGCTGTATCTCCATCCTACACATCAGATAAGCGCATCCAGTATGCAGGTCTGTTAATGGGCCGTTTCAAAGTGTTCCACGCTCCATTTGAAAAGGTGGTCCCTGAAGGTCAAGCCCTGTGTTACGCCAAAGGTATTTCAGTTGGTAAAGGCGCCTATATCACAGGTGACGTTATCCCTCCAATGATTATCAATCAAACAATTGGTCGTGGCATGACACAGCAGGACACTGTTATGTCATTGGGTTATGACGAAATCCACCCGAACAACGGCGCGGCATGGCTTCACCTGTTGGAAATCGAAAACTACGAACTGGCAGACATTGACGCAGGTTAATGGCTTTTATCCCGGCTGGTTCGCCAGCCGTTTCATTTCCTCCATCCTAAAAAGGTGATCTATGAGTGGAACAAAAGACTTAGCACAAACACAAGCAGAAGCGTCTGACGTTGTAGTTGTGCATGTCACCAACAACACAGGCCTGAGCTTTCAGCGGCAAGGTGTCCGTGTTGCAAGCTTGCGCGAAGCCAAAAAGCAGCCGCAGGACTTTACTATGTCTCGCGCCTCAGCTGGTGATCTGATTGCCTACTGCGAGCGCCAAAACAACCCCGGCATATCTGCAAAGATTATTGGTGAAGAACCAGTAGAGACTGAATCTTCCGATAAAACCAATGCTGATATAGAAGCTGCAAAAAAAGCAAAGGCCGAACAGGACGAAGCTGATAAGGCCAAACTGGCTCAGGAAGAAGCTGATAAGGCCAAACTGGCTCAGGACGAAGCCGACAAGGCCAAACTGGCTCAGGACGAAGCTGACAAGGCCAAACTGGCTCAGGACGAAGCTGACAAGGCCAAACTGGCTCAGGACGAAGCCGACAAGGCCAAACTGGCTCAGGACGAAGCCGACAAGGCCAAACTGGCTCAGGACGAAGCTGACAAGGCCAAACTGGCTCAGGACGAAGCCGATAAGGCCAAACTGGCTCAGGACGAAGCCGATAAGGCCAAACTGGCTCAGGACGAAGCTGACAAGGCCAAACTGGCTCAGGACGAAGCCGACAAGGCCAAACTGGCTCAGGACGAAGCTGACAAGGCGAAAGCCGACAAAGCTGCCGCAGCAAAGGCAGCAAAGGCAACTCAAGGGAGTGATAAATAATGGCAGTAGCACGTAATGTATCTGAAGTTTCAGATGTAGTCCTGGGCAGAACCAACGCTTCTGGAACAGTTCAAGCCGCTGCCACAGGTGCCGCTGTTTTCGCTGGCCTGATCGTGTCTCGCAAGGGCCGTCCTGGCGTAGCTTTGTCTATCAATGGCGATAACTATGAAACGATATTGGGTAAGCCATATCACATGCGCGAAGGTGTACACGCGGAAGGTATGCGCCAACTGGCTGAAGCTGTAAAAGGTGGGGCTGGTTATGTTGTGCGAGTCACGGCCTCGAATGCGCTATCACCAGTACTTACAGTGAAAGCTAAACCTCAAGATGCTGAAGCTGGTGCTGCAAACCCTGTCGTTGCCAGCGCTATTCCTTATGGCTCCGAAATTGAATTGGGCAATGATGACATAGTTGCTATTCAGCTCATTGACGGCGACAACGAAAGCGAGCGAACTCTGCAACTGGTTGAGGCTGATGTCTCAGCCTATGGTGCAGGCTTTTATGAGTTAAAGATCATCGAAAAGGATGTTGCCGGTCTGGTTAAAACTCTGGAAAGCATGATTGTTAGTTTCTCCCTGGATGCAGTCGGCGTAGACGGTCGACCGGCATTTATTGAGGACAAGATTAATTTGTCGACTGCTCGCATGAAGGCAGTAACGAATACGGCAAATTTAGGCAAGTTTGAAAAGATAAGTGACACCAAGTTCACAGGTGGCACCAGCGGCACAGCAAGCACAATCACACAGACGGAATACATGGCTGCGCTGAGTGTGCTGAAAAATTCAAACGTGTCGTTTACTCACGTTCTGGCGCTTGGTTGCTACATTGACCCGGTGCTTATTGCTCTGGAAGATTTGGCAGATAGCAATATCGTTCAGTTTTATTGCGACATTGAGCCAAACCTGTCTTATGAGGATGCACTGGAGCGCAGGGCAACCATGGGCTTGTCTAAGCCATGCACCAGCCTCTACCACATTCCATACACCTACACAGATCCGGTTTATGGCTCAGCTATGAGTGCTGGCCTGTCTGGCTTCGCCTTTGCTGCAAAAGCGGCTGGCGTTGAAATGAACCCTGTTGTTGGTGGCTGGCATTACCCCAATGCCGGTGAAAGTCGCGGCACAATCCCACGTTCAGGCCTTGTGATTAATTCAAATGCTGGCGAGCCGGATTACAAGGCGATGTACAAAGCCCGCATTAACAAGTTGGGCCTGAACAGTTCAGGTCAGTTAACTATTGATGACTCGCTCACTGCTTCGCCTAAAGAAGATCACCAGCGCTTTGAATGGATTAATGCTGTTGATTTTGCCATCGGTCGCGGTTTTGTCAGCCTTGGTAAATCGCTTAAGCATGAGCCTGAAGGTGTCACGGTAGACGGTTTAACAAAAGGCATGAGTCGCCTGCTAAGCGATTTCACTACGGCTCAGGCTTTGGTTAAGCCTATGGATCCTGCAGACGGTACAGAACCGTGGACCTTGGCAGTGGTGAAAAACGGTGCTGATTTATTTTCATGCACCTGGAGCATTTGCGTTGCTGGCTCTGGTCGCCGGATCACAGGTCAAAGTCGCTTAATCAAGTAATAAATCCATTTTAAGGAAGGTATGTATGTACGGGAATAAAACTGTCGTAGCAAACGATATGCTGTTGGCGTCTATGGCCGCAGCAGCTCCAGAAAAAGCCCCTGAAACTGTCACTGAACAGATGTTTTTATCATCCGTGGATGATGAAAGTTTATTGTCCGCAGTGTCAGCAAAGGCCGATCAAGATAACCGCGCTGTTGCAGCCTCTATTGCCATTGAATGGGCTTTGGATAGCTCTTCTGAACTGGCTGATTTATATGCGTTGGTTTATGCCGCCGTATTGGATGACGAAGATGCAGACGATGTGGATTTGTCGCCTGAGCAAGATGAGCAGTACGACACATTGCTGGACCTGATTGCTGAAACTTTTGTCAGTATCGGTGGCGCTCCTGAAAAAACAGTGCAGACCATGCTGGATGACGACAACGAAGAAGCTGCTTTATCTGTGGCTGAAAAGTTGCGTGAAGCCACTAAGTCCTCTTCTGTTGATGAGCTTGTCGCCGACTTCTCTGTACGTGAAGAGCTGATAGCAAGCGCCATGAAAAAAGTGGTTCGCAATGGCAAGTTGACGCTGATTAAAAAGCGTACTCGTAAAGTTCGCCTGAGTGGCCCGCAACGCGCAGCGCTGAAAAAAGCTCGCTTACGTGCAAATACAGCAGCGTCTAAAGCAAAGCGCCGTAAATCCAACCGTATTCGCTCACGCGCAGGCCTGTAACCATGCACTACGGTGTCTCTGATAATGATGGAATATCCCCGTATTACAAAGCCTTTGTGAGTCAGGATATTCCTGGCGTGGGCTTTGTAACTGTGGTCGGTTATATCGATGAAGAGTGTACCGTGGAGCTGCAGCAGCTATGGCAAAGCCCTTTCGAGGGCGACACTGTGGGGGCCAGTTCTGGCCTGGCAAAAGTCGGTGATGTAACTCAAGCCGCGACAGGGGCAACCAGTAAATCACTGATGAATAGCCGTTTAGTATGGGAAGGTGCCAACCCGCTGGAGTTTCAGCTGGTTGTGCACTTTACCGCTTACAGCGATGCGAAACGTGAAGTAGATGACCCTATTCGTTATCTGTCAATGATGAGCAGCCCTGAGCTTGAAGAGAACCTTCCCACCGGTCAGGTACCACAACTCGCAATGCTGGATTTAGGCCGCAAGTTAAAGGCTCAGGTCTATATCAAAACCGTCAGTTACAACTTTGCCGCGCCAAAAACAAAAAGCGGCCACTGGTTAAACAATACCGTAACGCTCAATTGCTCCACAGATGGCGCGGTTAACCGTTCGCGGATCCCGCAGATATTTTTATAAAGGTGATTTACATGGCGAATCAATTACGTGACTCAGCAGGCAATGCCGCAGCAGTCAAAGACTTACTCATAAAACATCGCCAGGCTGGCGAAAAAGTTATCTCAGCAGAGTTCAAAGCAACGTTTGAGGGCTACCCTGAGCTAACCTTGCTCATTACCAACTGTCAGATGCCTGCTTATCGCAGAGCACTGGTTGAAGGGTTCGGCCCATTAGGCACTAAGTCTAACCAGCAAGGCCCGATTGAAAATGCCGGTGAATTTCCAGCCCAGTTAGTGCAGCCAATCAAAGGTAAGACGTTGACGAAGCTGCGCGAAATGGTAAGAAACAAAGTTTACATCCCTACCATTACCGTGGCCATGACGCCAGAGTCAGCGGGTGCCAAAGCTGTGGATGGTTGCGTACTGGAAGAGTGCTGGATTTCTATTGATGCTATCGACTTTGCAAACGACAGCGTTACTGAGATCACAAAGTTACCTCTGACCATAAACTACACCTGGTCAGAGTCACTGAAGGAGACAGCATAACATGAAGCCAACAGAGCTACTGGAAGAGGTTAAGCTGCGATTCACCACGCTTCTGCATAACGAACCGCCGCGTCTGGAAGCTCTGTTGCGCCAAGCATTAGGCGTCTATCAAGAAAAAGCAGGTTGCGTTAGGAAAGTTAAAATCCGCTCACTGACTATTGATGTTGATGGAGAGTCAACCTTTGCAATGCCAAATGATTTTCTGGCGATGCAGGTGCTCAAAGATGCCAGAAGCGGCCTGGTGCGCCATGATGTGAATACATCAGAAAAAACTATCACTCTTCACTACCGAGACAGGGGCGCAAAACTGCCGCTGGATATGCACTACTTTGTAAATCTTCGCCGTGTACCACTGAATGAATACGAACTGCCGGAAGATATTGTTTCACTGGTACAGGATTATCTGGAAGCCCTGATCCGCATCCCGAACACAGCAAGAGAGCGCTTAGTGTTAATCGCCGGGAATATGGACCCCACTGTATTACCGAGCGATAGCGAACTGATTGAGCGCAAAGAGGCGCTTGAGCTTGAAATGCAGAGTAATCGCGTTATTACCCCCATGATCACAATAGATTAAGTTGGATTATCCATGGCCAATGGAAACACTGCAGCTTTGCTTGCAATGCAAAAACGGGCCGCCTTAAAAGCGGTTAAGACTGCTTTCAGAAAAGACTATTTGTTTCGTGCTGAGCTGCCAGACCAGCCCCCTGATATGGACCTCTTTGTTAAAGAAATCTCATACGGTAGAGGGACGATTGAGAGCCGAAAAATACCCATAGCAAACGGGGAAATGGCTTTTCCTGATAAGCGCACTGCAGGCAGTGTGACTGCCATCCTTTACGACAATGAGAATGGCGATGTCAGTCGCTTCATTGAAAGCCTGCAGAAGAAAATATTTAACGAGGACGGCACCGCAAACCTGCCGGTTGAATACCTATTTAAGTTAAAGCTTTTCCGCATACGTGATGATGCCAGTGAATATCTGGAATGCGAGTGGGACGTTTACTTAGAAGAAAACAACGATTACAGCGGTGATACATCGAAAGTGACCGAGCACGGCACTTTCTCTGTTACGTTCCAAAAATTTAGTAGTATCGGAGCAAAAAGAACATGACCACACTGGCCTATATACCGCCTTACATACACTGTGCGGACGGCAAAAAAAAGACCTACTTCCGCGCCCCGACCGTTGCAGATTACCGCGCCTTTTGCGGTATGTCGCCGGATATGGAAGAGCATGTGACCACAGAGTATCTAAATAACCAGCAGGATAGAGAAAATCACCCTCAAGAGTATTCAGATTCAGCGCTGTGGACGGCTGATGACAGACGAACCGCCCTTTACTGGTTATATATCTATACCCGCTCAGATACCGTGATTACTCAATTTTATGAGTGTAAGCACTGTGACAAAAAGCATGGCCGACAGCTGGACTTACAGGAACTGGTATCAGGCATTTCCACCGCAAGCAAAGACCTTAAAACACCGGTTGATTTGCCGCACAAAGGCCGTGGTTACATTGTTCCTATGCGCGGTGTTGCTATCCAGCATATTGAGCTGTTGTGTAATCAGAGAGACATCCACCCCAAGGATTCTCAGGCGTGGGCTGTGGCCAATATGGATATGCGCATGTATGAGATTGCTCACTGTTTCCGTTTTGCTATGGAAGATGAAACGATCAGTGAAGAAACCCGCGCAACAGAGCGTTATGAGTACCTACTCACGCTGGATGCTGAAAAGGAGTTCAAACCGCTGGCTGTGGCCATCAAGCTAACGCTGGAGGATGTACACCACGGCTTAGAGTCGGTTTACTTTGAAGGTGCAATAAACCTTGTTACGCCTATTCACTTCTGCCCTGAAAAAGAAGAAGAGGCCAGCCAGCGCAGAGCTGAACTTGAAAATGATGCGGTGCCGGTAGAGCAATGGCCTAAAGAAATACTGGAGGGCAACACGGCGTACACTCGCCTGTTGCTGCCTTTTCGGTGTCACCACTACTTTCCAGAAATATAGCGAATCCGGGTGGGACCAGTTTATTGCGTATTTGGCCCAGGGTGGTCAGTCAGTCAAAGACGTACTGATGACCCCAGCTGACATGATGATTCAAATAGAAGAAAAACGGCGGGAGTTAAAGCGTTGAGTTCACTAGATCATTACAACGTTATCAGGGCTATCGATGGCGCCAGCCGTAAAGAGCTGACTGCGATTGCCAGAGTAGAAGATGCGGTAAAAAACGGCTCAAACTCTGTTGCTTCCACTTTGCAGGCTGATGTAGCGATTAAAAACCGCCGCAGGGAACAAGCGAAAAGTGATTTTTCTCCAGTTGCTGATCCGGCTCGGTCCACCTCAGATGCTGAAACTGGTATTTCATTTGCTCCAAAAGTAACCCCGTCATTTTCATTTGATGGCTCGCCAGTGGCTGATGAGAATCCACTACAGCAAGAGCAAGTAGACCTTAGCAGGCAAACAAACAAGTTACTGGAAGGGCTTTGGCAAGATAGTCAGGGGCTTTGGCGGCAGCAATCCGGCGCTTTTGCAACACGACAACAGAAAGAAGCCGCAGAGACAAAAAGTGCAGACCGCAGCGATACGGATGACCGGTTATCATCCAAAGTACTGAGCTGGATTGGTGATAAATTAAATTCAACCGAAAAAGGTAATGAAGCGGTTGATGCTGCAGGCGTCGCAACAGCTGGCAGCGAGTGGATGGCCGGTAAAGAGCTATACAATTTAACGAAAGAAGCTAAGCAGCTTATTTCCGATAAAGGACTGGATAGCAAGGAAGGCATAAAATCTGCTGTCAAAAGCATATACACAAAGGCGGTTAGCCCTTCTCAGTGGTTTTCTAAGTCGGACGATAAACCGGCGCCGGTGATTAGTGAAACACCTAAAGAAAAACCCGCAGAGAAAAAAGAGCAGGACAGGCCTACTGGCACAGTTGGGAAGGCACAGCGCAAAGCCATAAGTCTGCTGTCAAAAGTATTCCGGCCGGCACAGTGGTTTTCTAAACCTGCATCATCAGGTGAAAGTCTGCCAGGCGATTTAAGCAAACCTAATGCACAGTCGAAAGGTAGCAGCTCGGGGAGCCAGCGCCAGCAGCAAAGTGGCTCTGTAAGCTCTGCTGTTCAGGCCCGTAAAAATGATGGCTTAACGGATTTAATATCTGAGTCACTGACAGAACAAACTGAAACGTTATCGTCGCATCTTAAAAAAATTGAAGATGCTGTAAAAGAGATTAAACCCGGTGCTGGTGCTGGCGGAAGTCTTTTAGATAGTGCTCTGGATTTGTTCGGGGACAGGAAAGGTAGAAAGTCTAAACGGGGCAGCTCCAGGTATGGACGTGGCGCCGCCAGAACAGGCAGCAAAACCGGTTCGCTAATTGGCATGGGTGCAGGTTCTGCTGCAAGTGCAGGGGCTAAGTCAGGTATTGGTGCAGCAGCTAAAGCTGGTGGCGCCGTGTTGTCCAAGCTGGCTCTGCCATTGACTGCAGCCCTCGCTATTTATGATGGCTTCAGTGGTTACAATGACAAGGATAAGCAAAAGGAAACGTTTAAATTAAAAGAAGGTCAGGACGCAACAACCGGGCAAAAATCGGCGATGGCTGCAGGCTCCATCTTGTCGCTAGGCGGGCTGACTGAGCTTATCGGGATTTCAGATCAGGATATTGCCAAAAGTCTTTACAATATTTTCGGCGGCGACCCGGATAAAGAGTCTGGTACCAGTGTTGCACCTGAGCAGAAAGCGACTGAATCACCCACGGCAGGCGCAGCACCAGCAAAACAGAAAGCAGCAACCCCTTCCGCTCCACCGGCTATGCCTGCAACAGCATTGGCCTCATCAAGTGCTGCCAATCGTTCAGCTCCTGCATTAGCAGTAACAGCGACATTAGCGCCCCCTGTACAATCTGGATTGATGATAGGCAACGGTGCAAATGCAGCTCGGGGTTACAGTGCTGGCGCTGCTAATTTGCCTCAAATGTCTGAGCTGGCGCCAACCAATGAAACGCCACCAATGCCGTCAAAAGAACCGCTATCGCAAGAAAGTAATCGGCAAGGTGGCCAACCAAGCATTAATGTAATTGCGCACACGGATCCTAAGTTAACCAGAGCGATAGAGGCGATGGCAAAAGGCCAGCAGCAACAGCAGCTGCCAGTTGTATCAAAGTCTAAAGAGACAATTAACAGCCAGACGCATCAAGTGTCTAGCCAAATCCCGAACACGCTGAGCAGTGAAACGATGCGAATGATTGCTATGGACCTTATGTAATGGAAATAGAACACCTACTTACGCTGGAAGATGGCCAACTTAAGATCCGCGATGAGGACGCAATGCTTGCCAAGGTGGAGTTTTGGCTGGATACGCCCCGGAGCGAGTACTGGGGCAAACCATTTTGGGGGCATAGACTGCACCAGTTCCGTCATGAGCCTATATCTGTCACCAGTGAGGTCGCCATGGAGAATATGGTCATCATGGATTTAGAGCAGGATATACCAGAAGTCATTGTCACCGGCATCGCTCTTAAAATTCTTGAAAAAGACCAATTTATGATAACCGTGAACACAAATTACGGTGCTGTAGCAGACAAAATGCTCACAATTTAGAGAGAGAACTATGGACCTGAATACCGCTATATCTATCTTTAATTCTGTAATTGCAGACTCCCCATGGTGGCAAAGATTTAAGGGCTCCGACTTTGTTACCTATTTATCAAGTTTTGTGGCTCAAGTTGCAAAGCGCTCTGAGGTGGCCGCAGCAAGGAGACTACAAGAGACATTCCCTTCTTTGGCTATTAATGCGACCTCCATATTGGCAGCTGCAGAGTCTAGGGGTTATGTACCGATAAAAAGAAGGCCAAACAAAAAGCTCATTACAGTGAGCAATACAACAAATTCAACTAGATCAATTAACAAATGGACTTCATTGCTATCGGAGTCAGACAACCTCCCATACCTAGTGATGCAGTCGATCAGCGTTCCGCCCGGAGAAAGCGCTGAAGTTGAGTGTATTCAGGCTGAAAGGAGAGTATTTACTACAACAGTCAGTAATCCTTCAAAATTCATGACCCGACTTTTGGATCCGGATACATCAGACAAGGTTTCTTCGTTTGAGGTTTATATTACTGAATTCAATGACGTAAGGCGAAAGTGGCAGCTAGCTACTCTTTTTCGTAATACAAGCAAAAATAGTTATGCTTATGTTGAGTTTTACACTCCATCAGAGCAGCTAGGCATACGCTTTGGTAATGGGATACTTGGGCGCATTCCATCGCTTGGTGCTGTAATAGAAATCGAATGTATATTGACAGCGGGTGCGTCAGACATTCCTGCTGGAATGCCACTTATAGCAATTTCAGATCCAGGGTTAAATTCTATATTCAGAATTACTACGGGTTCAACGTTAGAGGTGGGCTCTGAGCGGGAAGATATTGAGTCTATTCGGCAGAACACGCTGTACTACCCAAGTTATGACGAAAGCTTGCAATGGTCTAACGATCACGAAACATTTATACGAAGGAATATGCCGTTACTTACTTGGGTAAGCGTTTGGGGAGAGTCAACTCAAGAACTGCTGGCCGGATACAAAAGCATTGAGTTCATTAACAAAATCTATATCGCAGTGCATCAGCCTGGCATTTCCCAATCCGTTTTAATGGAGCAAATTAACGCACTTTATAAAAATGTTGATGACTATAATGTGACGTTTGTCCCAGTGGAGACTCTTTTCCAGTCATATACTGTTCGCTTGAGAGGGAAAATACTAGGTACAGATATTCCTGAGCTGATAAAAGCAGAAATTAAAAAAGCACTGGCAGTTTATGACAAAACATCCCCTTCCTATATCGGCACAGTAAAGCCAAATCAGATATGGAATACAGTTGACGATTCCGGCCTGCTTACATCATTTGAGCTTTCAATTGATGGGGATAGCTTAATGGAACATCCACCAGTAAACACTATGCGCTATTTGGATGTAGCAGCATCTGATATTGACGTTAACTACTAATTTTTTAGCGCCACAATTATCATAACAGTTAACAGCAAATAAGGTCTTGATATGAATTTACGGAACAACCTGATAAACGCACTAAAGAGTGTACCCGCTTGGGTGTCATTAGCTAATGCTATTCAGGCCGTAAACGATGCAGCTGTAGAGCCTACACTGGAGCGCTTAAAGTCCAGAACCCGCCTTTTTGACATGCACCCGGATGATGTAAAAGTGCTTTTCAGTGAGTTGGGGGCTGTTTTTTCAGTAGGTAATGCAGCAGATGAAGATAGGCCTCTATTACTGCAACAGCGCCAGGATGAGATACATCAAAAATCAACAACGTACCCGCTAGAAAAAACGTTAGAGCGTGAATATGAGAATATAAGGGTGCGGTGGAGGCCTCTTTTCGCTCCTTGCGATTTAGGGGCTCACCCTTATGGTTCTTTGTTGTCGCCTGAGCCAGATTTGGGGGTTTATGAAGTCTCCCCTGAGCAGTGGTTTAAAACCAGTCGGGGCGTTGTTGAAATAAACATTACAGACCTTTATCGGATGTATCCCGATCTAAGTCTTGATGATGCAATGCCCGAGTTTGAACTATCAGTAAATAGAGTGATAAAGCCGTTAATCCCTATCCGTATAGTGTTTGATGGGCATTACTACATACTACGAATTGATATTTCCGATGTACTGGATGAAATCAGCAAAATTGAAGCTGAGGCTTATGTTTCGTTCGCCTCATTTTTATCTATCCCGACATACAGAATTGGCATCACAAGGATGGGCACAGCCCGACTTGATAGCCCGTCAGACGCCTCGCTGAATAAGTTTCCTGTCGACAGTGACATTCATATTTCAATGAGAAGCCTTAGCCCTTCTTACCCTATCCGACTCGATTCTCATCGCGTGGGGCAGTACAGGCTTGGAATGGACCAGACGCCGACTGATGGGCGGTTTTTGCCGTTCAAAAACCAAAGAACGCATTATCCAACGCGCCTTGATTTTCACCGCTTAGGGCAGAACAGGCTTGGGTTAAACCTGTTACCACCAGATAGCAATTTTGTCTTTATTGCAAGAACCATAGAACTTTAGGAGGTCATATTGTGGCTGTTATTTTAGATGGGGGTAAGCTTCTTGACCGATACTATGCCCGGCGAGCTATGTCGTTATGTAGTTCAATCCCGTTTTTCAAGCTTGATAAGGTGGCTTGGGGTTCTGGCTACTTAGAAATAGTCGACGGAAAGCCGTCTGTTATCCCCTCACTTCCCTCTGCTGTCGACTCCATTACAGGTGAGTTTGCAAGAACTGGCGCGACATACAGATATGATCCAGTAGCAAAAACTATCAATGTCAGGGCAACCATACCAAAAGGGTATCTGCCTCTTGGTGTTAGATCTGAGTTTACAACGCTTTATGTGCTTGATGATGAAAGCGGTGTTGTAGCTATCGCTGTGGGTATGCCCGTCTGGATGAGTTCAGACCGGGGGTTAACTGTTGAATTTGTAATTGACACGGCGAGGCCGACCATATGAGTGCTGTTGATTTTAATAATATATCCCCTACCAGCCGGGCTGAGCTTGCCGCTTTCCCGTTGCTTGCGGACACGCAGTTTGCGGAGGAAATGGGGTCTGAATCATTTAACCGTAAATTTGTGGGCATTGTAGCTGCTGGTATTTACAGGGGCTTTGATGTGGTTGTCTCTGGCGTGAATAAAATCACCATAGGCAGCGCTGGTAAAGGCACTGCAGCTATAGAGCGTGACGGCCAGTTGATTACTGTTCAAGGTCAGCACCCTATTGAAGTTTTCATTACTCCCGGCATTGAGTGCGCTGTGGTTATTGAAGCTATATCTCAGCACGGACTTTTAACCAATCAGGTCGATAAAAATTCCTTGGTTGCAGCAGCGCAAGTCAAGGTCGTTCCTATCGCTGAGCTGCTGAGTCACCATGTTGTGATCACGAAAATACTGCTGCCCAATGGCACCCCGTTGAATGCTGAGCATTTGGATTTGGAAAGCAGAACGGTAGCGGGCTTGGATAACAAGCCTACGTTTGAGCAGGCTGACGACAGGTATCAACTCAAGGGTGAATACCTAACTCAGACTGATAAAAAAGAGCTGGAACTATTAGCATTGTTGGGGTCGATTTAAAATGACAATAATTACTGATGAATATAAAGCGTTGGTGCAGGCTCGGATTAACGCCGCTACCCCTGCAACCACATTGGCAAGTCTGGCGGCCTTGCGCGCTCAGGCTGCAGGCTTAGGGTGTGACGAAACCAATTTAGATACTCTGCTATCAACTGTTGTTGCTGGTTTTAACGATAACACGCCAGACATAGACTTAATTTTGGCAAGAAAGGCCGATAATGGCGCTGGCTCGTCAGGTCCGGCAGGCTCGTCGTCCGTGCCTGTCGGTAGCGTTGTTGAGTTCCCTGTGGGAATTCCTAAAAAAATCAAAAATAGCAGTGGCTCCTTTATGGCATTTGGTGAAATCGAAGATGATCCAGCTGAGTTTGATGTCGAATATTGGCAGCAAATGCTTCACAGCTTTTGGATTGAAAATCCGCACGATACTGATCTGAATAACTTTACTGCGGTTTCAGCTACAGCAAGTGCAAATAGAATTCTGGTAGTTGGTTACTCAGGTTCATCAGCTCTGGCCTTTGTTTCTGATGATGTGGGCGCTAATTTCGTTTCAATAGCCCCAAATTTAGGAAATCACCCTTATTTCTCTGAGTACATAAATGGCGCATTTTATGTGTCAGACTCATCAGGTAGGCTTGTCAGATCGGCAACAGCGACTTCAGGCTCATTTGCAATTGTGCTGCCATCCTCTGCTAGTAGGCTTGTTATGGCGATGGCCAATAAAGGCGATGTTGTTATTGCCGTTGGTTTAGCCACAACAAACACCCCGGCAATTTATCGCAGCACGGATAATGGAATAACATTTAGTGCTGCCATTAGTTATCCAGAAGCTTTCTCTGGCGCGTTTAATGATGTCTTTTATGACGATGTTACAGATGCGTTTTATGCTGTCACAACTAACGGTCGCCTTTATGTGAGTAAAGATAATGGTCAATCATGGGCTAAAATCTACACCAGCAGTCGCTCTGCCTCTCTAACATCTATTGGCCGTGCCGGAAGTCAGTTGTTTATAGCGGAAGGTAATAATTTTATCCACTTGTCAGAGGGTGGAGACAGCTGGGTGGATCGTGGCTCTATCAATATCCATGGTTTAAGTTTCCGGCCGGGTCGCTATTTCGTTGCATCAGATGGCTCGCTCATAGCTTTCGCTTCAAACAATGTGACTATTTATAAAACATTTGATTTCACTAAGTTTGAAAAGCTCTATACAGCGCCAGCAGCTATAAATTCAGTGGTAAAAGCCAGTAGTGCCATCGCTATTTTGCCAACGCTGCCAACCGTGCTCAACCCTTCAGTGCGTGGATTCGACATACCTGTCGCGGGCGTCCCTTATAGAAGCACCGCTCAAGACGTTACAAAAACAGTGAGGATTAAATAATGACGATATTTTCAGTCCCTGAGTCAGCAAAGAAAGACCCCGTGGCACTTGCTGGGCAGCAAGTGAGCACTATCAAAAACATTCATCGCGTGACGGTATCTTCTACATCAGATAACGATCAGCAATTAACAATACCAGCAGTGAACATGGCCAAAACAGTCGTTAAGCATCTAGGCACCCTGCTTACGGCACGGTATGGAGGGGGTGGCAGCTCAACATATCCTCATGGAGCCACTGCCACTTTGATTAGCGAAACAAAATTACGGGTTCGGAGTGGTGAGTATGCAACTTCAAACTGGGAGGTTGTAGAATATGCTTAATTATTATTATGCACAGGTCACTGATGAAGGGGTTGTTTTCGTGGTTTCTGACTTTTCAAAACCTGTCGATGATCCACAATTAATTTCAATAGATTCATACGATGTCAGCTTGATTGGCAAAAAATGGGATGGTGAGAAGTTTGTAGATGTGCTCCCCTCAGATGGCGATGGCGGTGAACAGCCTTCCGGGTATCCTGTTTTTAATGTGGGTAATGTCGATGTTGTGCCAGCCCGGAAAGTGGGCGACATCTGGTGGGTTTCAAACAAAGCAAACTTTGAGATAAAAGGAAATATCCCATTACCAGACGGTGAAGTCATGGTGATGATGGAGCGCGTTGTGGATGGGATGCAGCGCGTAGATGACGTGCGACTTATTGCAACTATAACTGACGGCAATATCAGCATTAAAGGCAGAATCGAAGGGACAGGCAACTATGTTTTAGAAGCCAGTCGTTTGAATCGTGGTTTAGAGCGCATTAACGCCCCATATCGCCTGAGTTTTGAAACGATTGAGTTTGATGTGTATATAGATACAGCGGTGGCGTAAATGATGAGTCGAATTTATGCCGCTCTGGCTCTTGTCGCGGTTGCACTGATTTGGCTTGCTGAAACCTTGATGTCACCGCTTGGCTGGTGGCGAATTGTTGTAACGGTTGTTAGTCAGTTTTTCCGACCAGCTCGCGCTTACTGCCTTGATTTGTGGGTATCCTCAGATCAGCATGTAAATGCCTTGTTTGTTGGTAATCCAGACCAAACCATAAGTGGCCGAGTGGGCTATCTGGCCATGCAAGGCAGTACCGGATACAAATTCGCTGAAAAGGTCATTAACACTTTATTTTATATAACCACACGCGAAGAAAATCACTGCGCCAACTGTATTGAGTGGGATGCGATAGACAGGCGGTAAAAGCAGGAAGAAGTTTAAAAGGGCCGCCATAGTGCGGCCTTTTTTATACTAACAGTTTGTAGTGTTTATTTAGCGCTGTAATTACCATTGCCAGCTAGGACTAAAACAAACAGGTGCGAAGTGACTTTAACAATAGAACTCATTTTAAACGCGAGTTTGCTGTCCTTGTTAGGCGGTCTTGGCTCGTACCTGCACGGCTGCAGGGAATCGCGATTTGCGCGGAGCTGGACCAATGCTATTACGGAAATCGTGCTTGCCTTGGTTGTAGGCTTTGTCGTGATGTACTGCGGTGTCTGGCAAGGATGGCCGCCAGCATTGACGTGTGTGTTGATATTGGTGTTCAGCAATAACGGGGGCGACTCACTGATCTGGCTAAAAGGCCTGGTATCAAAAGTGGTTGCCTCAAGATTAAAAATTAACAGTGTAGGTAAAGACAATGAGTGATGTATCTGTGTACGTGATCTGGTCAGCTATTGCGATATTGCTGGCATTAATGGACCGTTTCATTATGCGGCGCGGCCGTTGTCAGCTGCTATCTGTATCCGGTGGCGGCTTTAAAGATGGATTTTACAGGGTAGGTATTAGCTTTAATGCTTACCCCCCTCTGATGTTTAGCCAGGTGAGCTACACGCTGCGCGATGCAAATCACCCGACGACTGTGATCACCGGCAAAACTCGGACGCTTGAGTTTTCGCGCCGCGGCTTAAACAGCGAGTTCTTACTTGTTAAGTCTGAACTGCTAACGCCAGGTGACTGGATTGTCGACGTGAAGATAGAAAGCATTGGTTGCCGGATTAATCCGTTTTACAAAATCTGCCCTATCACGTCCCACCAGCAGCGGACTGTGCATGTAAACAAGGAATAGTTATGAGCTTGAATTCTCAGAATAATAAAAACTATGCCACTTTCGATGTCGATAACTTCAGTGAGGCTGGCCTGCAGAAGTTTATGGCCATGCTGGCTAAAGCTGGCGCTCCAGTAGCGTCTGTCACCGCGTCAAACCGCGCCATCGTCAAAGGCCTGACCTCATCAAAGAAAGCTGATTTTTACTTTAACAATGGCCAACGGGCAATGATCCGTATCGGTGCAGCCGGTGACATCGTTATCTTAGAAATCAACGGCAAAGCTGTGCCGCTAAAATCCCCTGACACGCTGCAAAAGGTCGCTGAAGAAATAGCGGATTATTTAAAGCGTGGTCAGCCCGCCTTTGATAAATCCCTATTCAAGAAGCTGAAGTCGGTCCGGGTGGAAACCGCACTACGCCCTGCCTCTGTCCCACTGTCGAAAAAAATTGCTGAGGCCAAAACGGGCCTGGCTGAATCGATTGCTCAAGAGCAGCTGGCGCTCGCCGAAATTGAGCGCCAAAAACAGGCCGCCGCTGACGCTGAAAACCAGCTGAAACAGCGAAAAACAGAATACAGCCTGTCAGCAGCCCGGACGCGGCAGCTGAAAGATGAGCTTAAGCTATTGGGAGCATAAGAAATGGAAAAAATATTTATACGCAACAGGCACGACCATACGGCCACGACGATAACAGAGCAGCAGTTTGCGCAGCTTATGGCTGATGCTGATGCAGATCTAATACTGGAACCGACCACGCTGGAAGATATAAACCTAACCTACTTGCCTGGCAGTATAGTGAACAACGCGGATTCGTTACTTCTATCCGCTATCACTACCCGCCGCTTGCGCCTTGACGCAACCATGAAAGCTCTGATTAAGGTGCTGAACTCGCAGTTATCATCGTCTGATAATTTATCTGCTGGTGCTTTGCCTAATGCGGACCTTGAACAGTCTGGCGCCAAAGTTGTGGGCGGTGCAATTATTTCCAAGCCTCGCAAAAGCGGCCTGATTGCCACCATGACGGCTGAAATACCTATTAGTGACGGTCAGAGTGTCTTTATCATCTTTCACGCTCCAGACGACGATCCAAGCATTATAGGGCCGGATGATACGCTTATTGCCTTCCGCTTCTTACTGAACAAGCGGGACATTACAGACATCGTTGCCCCTCACAATGGTCGTGACATCAGCTTAAAGCAAACAACGCTGGCGCTGGCCAATGCGATTGAGCGCAATAGCAAAAAGTTCAAAGCAGGCTTGCGCGTAAAAGAGGCTCTGGCGAAGGAGCTGGAAGCGGTTCAGTCTCAGTTGGATGAGTCAGTAAAAAGGACCAGTGACTATGTGGAAACCGCCCAGCAGTTACGCGAGAAAACGGATCAGTTACTTGCGGAAGATAAGGCAACAGCAGAGCAGCTGCAGTATCAGGAAAGGATTAATGCCGAGCTGGAGGCGCAGCTTGAAAAAGCCCGAGCCAGCGAAGGTTCGAACGTTATTCATTTCCCTGGCAAAAAACAAGCTGGTGCTGCTGATGAATCGGCTGGTGCTGATACACAAGCCAATGCAGCGCCAACGGAAGAAGCGCCAAAATACAGCGGTAACTACATCGGTGATAAATACGCTGAAACAAAAGGCCTGCCGTTCACTGAGCTAACAAAGCGGATCCGTCTGGCAATCACTCAAGGCAAGAAAGATGGCATCTACCCTGCTGAGCTAAAAGTCGGCGTTACCACAACCGGCAGCAGCATAGAGCTTGATATTAAAGCCCTGCCAGCTGGCCACGCTATTTATTCTGATGAGTACATCCAGGCCTTTATTGAAAAGGATGATTACCCTACTGGGGTGGTCCGCTATTCCGCTGCGCATCAGGCGCTAACGAACCGCTTGGCCGATGAAGCGAATCAGTACAACATGAATAAAGCAGACGGCATCAGTGATAGCTACCAAAAGCATTTCTTTACCACTGTCCGTACTGATACTGCGCTTGAGAAACAATCACTCAGTGCACAGCTTGAAGCGGCAAAGGAAGAAGCTGCCACTAAACAGCCAGAACAGCAGCCAGATTTGGAAAACGCTGAAAACGCCCCGCCACAACCGACAGCTGAAAGCGATGGCACCTATTTGAACCCTATCGAAGTAAATCCTGATGACGGCAGCCTTACGTTACTTGGGAAGGCAGAGATAACCGCTGTTGGTGACGAAATCCTTTATATCCTCAAAGACGGCTTGCACTACTTCACTAAATTACCGTCCTCAGAAGGTTACAAAATGGAGGTTTTCCAAATTGGTTCGTGGGACTTTGAAAAATCCATTGAAGAAAACACAGTAGATCGCACTGAAAGAAACCTCGAAAATTCAGCTCAGGACCAGCCGAAGCCTGTTGAAGATGCTGCCGCACAATTGGCTGAACAAACAGACAATGCTGCAGTAGCTGAACCAGAAGCACAGGCAGAGCCTGAAGCGGTGCAGAGTACGCCAGCTGATGAAGTGCAAGACAATACTGCAGAGCCAGAGCCAGAGCCAGAGCCAGAGCCAGAGCCATCAGCAGCAGCGGAAGATACCGCTACTAATGAAGAGCCTGGTGCAGCGGGTACGGGCATAGTGATTGATCCGGAAATTCTGGCCGCTCAGCAAGATTTAGATACCATGCTGGCTCAGCAAGAACGCATGAAGCAAGCCAATGCTCTAATGCGAGCTTACCAAAAAGCCGCCGAAAAAAATCCTGAAACAGCACTGACTGATCTAATTCAGAAGATGGGCGCCATTAAAATACCTGAGCCTGTTGTCCGCAAAATGCTGGAACCTAATTACATGGGTAAAGTGGTTGCATTTGAAGCCTGGCAACTGACAAATCTTAATGCCCGGATAAAAGCCCGCCGCGACCGTATAACCGAGCTTGAAAGCAGAGTGGCTATTGCTGAAGCTGGTGATCAGGAATTCAGTTTTGTAATTAATGACGCTCCTGTAACCGTGGAAGTCGATATAGACGGCGACCGTTTGCGTGTGTCCTTCCCTCGCCTTACAGGTCGGGCTAAAGAATCTGATCCAGAATATCCGCTGGTAGGGAAAATTAGCTACGGCGCCAATTGGTCGCCATCAAACCAAGCCTGGCAGAGAAAGATAACAACCAACGCTAAGCGTGATATTGCGTATGGCCTTGGCTTTAAAAATTGGGATGATTTAGTGGCACAAGGAAAAGCGAACACACAGCAACAAGAAACAGCTCAGGGCGATGAAACGACAGATGTTGATACTAACCCACTGGCAAATGTAGAGCCCGTTACAGCAGTCGCTGTGCAGACGTTAGCTGAAAGCCTTGAGATAGCATTAATGAATGAAACCAGTGCTGATACGCTGATGGACAGGCTTGAATCCTTCTTATCTGAAATTGAAGGGGCTGGCGTCAGTGAGTCGGAGTACTCAGAGCTGATAACCAAAGCGAGTGATCGGATCACAGAACTGCTGGAGGCGGCTTAATGCTTGATGCCAAAAGCAAGCTTGCCCTGCAGCGCCAGGCCTCAGCTTTAAAGAAAGATATTCAGGGGGCTGGCGATGTTCGCCAGCGCCTTGCACTACAGCGGCAATGGTCTGCCATTATCAAGCAGCTAAAAGGTCAGGAAGTATCACCAGAGGCCGCCGCAATAGATGCAGCAGCCAATGAGGCCGCTACAGGCGATAATGACTTACCGGAGCCCACTGAGGCTCAGAAAATAGCAGGCAATTACAAAAAAGGCCGGGTGACGTTTGCGGGTATCGACATTACGATAGAAAACCCCAAAGGCTCTGTGCGCTCTGGTACCGCCGAAGATGGCTCAACATGGTCAACGACTATGCTTAATCATTACGGTGACATTAGAGGCACTAAAGGGGCTGATGATGATCCGATAGATGTCTTTTTAGGTGAAGTACTGGAGCCAGAGACTGTTTTTGTTATTGATCAGATTAACCCGGACACGCTGCAGTTTGACGAACACAAGGTAATGCTCGGCTTTGACAGTATATCTGGCGCTAAAAAAGCTTACCTGGCTAATTATGATAAAGGTTGGCGTGGGCTTGGTGCTATACGTGCGTATGATATGGATACGTTTAAAGCATGGGTATACGGTGGCCAGAAAAATGAGCCAGTGAAGTACTCCAGCGGTGATTTGCCTATCTTAGAGGCTGAAACCACTGAACGGGCCCAGCTTATTGCTGCCGATTATCAGGATATGGATGCGTTGAAGCTAAAGCAGTCAATGCTGGTGCTGGATCAGCAGGGCTATACCGTGCCTGAGCTTGTGCCGGTGATGGATCATTGGTTACAGATAAACGTGGCTAACGGGCAGTACATCAGGGAACAAATGGCCAGCTGATTTACAATGTAAATCGCACTAAAATCATAAATTTAAGGCGGAATGTTCCGCCTTTATTTTTCGGTTATTTTCATTATATCCAGACGCATTTTACTAATAGCCTGCCCCTCGCAGTCCGCCAAGCTTGAAAGCTCAATACTGACCACATAATTGCCGCACGTCATATGTGCAAACTGGTCGTCCGTGCTATCGGCTTTAAATATAGTATTGCCGTGCTCTTTTATCAGGCGGCTTTCTAATTCCTTGGTAGCGCCCCAGTTCTTTTGAAGGCGGGCTATAAAATCATTCATCGGTGCCTCTACTGCTATTCTTCATGTATTGACGGCAGACAGGACACAGATGGCCGTATGTGCCGATCGGGCAGTCGTCTTTATCCCAGTCTAAATCGCAAGGCTCACAATGGATTTGATCATCCCCTGCATCCATGGATCCCCCTAAATCACATTCATGGATTTGAGCGTTGCAATCCAATGTGATTTCACTTCTTCTGAACAATGCTCAACCGCATCATGCCAGGTCGGATCCCTGCCCTTGTCCATCTTAAATTTCATTTGGTAAAAAATACTGTCTCTGTTGTGAGGTTGGTCAGCATCGTGTTTAATCGCGCACTCAGGGCAATGGCCTGGTGGAGGTGGCACCAAATTGCTGCTGTCTAACTGAATTACCGTAACTGTCATAGAGCCATCCCTATTTATTTTTGAAGCTCTGTAAGGCTTTTGAGCCCTGCTTAACCCAGCGCCTTACAGTTAATTCACAACCGATCATCATGCACATATCGCCAGCAAAACCTTTATGAGTTGCCCTTGCAGAGCACCCACACGAACAAAGTTTACGGCTCTTGCTCTCTACTGCGACCACTGATCTCTTATCTGTATCTGCATTTGCGTACAAAGTAATTACCCTGCATCAAGCCTGTGCTTCAGCTTTAAACTGATTAATTGCTCTAATCAGTCTCTGATCATCGACTGGGTATGGTGGTGAAGCTAAAAGCCTCCACTCTTCCTCACTGATCAGCTTTGCTCCATGCAAAGCAGCAATAGTGTTGGAATAAAAAGCGTGCGTTTCAGCCCGCGTAGATGGTAGTTGCTCTGGATTAATTGCACCAACTTTCTCTATTGCAGCTATCAGTATCGCAAGCTGATAATCTCGCTTTTCAATATCCACTACTCTTACCCTATTCTTCATTTTTCCATTTATCACGCAGCTGCTGCATTATACCGGCACCATCAAAGCCTTCGGCATCCATCCACCCTGAAGGCCACAATTCGTGTGCGACACAACCTGCTATGGCAACCTCTGCATGTGCACGGTTTTCAGTGTCAAAGCGGTATAGGTTCTGCACGTTGAACGGATGGCCATACTCCATTGACAGTAACAGTCTGGCTGCAGTTTCAGCACCTGAGCCACAATGCTCAAGGGCCATGCTTGCTAAAGCAAAAGCAGACTTACCACGCGAACTTGATTGAAGAATCGCCGCTCCTTTTTCCCTCTCTCTCGCTTCGTATTTATCAATTGGGTCCATATTATTTTCCTTGGTTAAAAATTCACTGCTTTTAGGTGAAAACGCTACCCAGCATTTAGCGCCATCGTATCCAGTCCCGCCCTCTGCGATAAAAATATGGCCATCAAGGTCAACCGCAAATGCGCCGGGCTGTTCGTGTGCAGGATCTCGCAAGCAGTTTTTCCAGCCGTAGGCTTCGCCTTGCCATATGAGCACTACACCGCCCTGGTATTCCTGATTACATTCGCGCCATTTCCGTGCGGTTTCTATCAGTGATTCGGTTGATCCCATGAGCATCCCTATAGCTGGACTTGGAGTTGTTTATATTGTTCGTGGGTAATGGATACCCACGTATCCGCTGCTGACTTTTCATTGCTGCAACAGTGAATGCCATCAAAGCCAAAGCAAGCATCAAACGGCATCATTTGGCCACCTTTGCAATCAGAGCATTGAAAATAAGCAAATGAGTCAGGGCTGCACTCGCCTGAATGCGTGTTACCGCAAAATAGACAATGCTTTCGTTGGTGTTGCAGCTGGTTATCCACGAATTCTGATACCTAATCTGATGCCATAGCATTAAGTAGAGTGGCCTGATCGATAGTGTGTTCCTTATGACCATCCAGATTCGACAGCAGATTCTTGACCAGCGACATCGCTGCAGCATGAATCCCTTGGTCTGGCATTTTTTCAGGCATTTCCTCAGTCAGCCTGGCGGCTATCGCATAACCAAGATTTTGAACACCAGAACCCTTATACCCCCAAGCTACACCGCCCCTGTACTGAAATAAATCGTACCGAGTTGGCAGCATTTCAACTGAAGCCAAGTTATCATCCGATACCAAAACCACAGTAGCGCCTTCAACTATTCTGAGTAATATTTTCATCGTTTTGTCCTATTTGTTTAAATGGTAACAATGGAGCTTCAAGCCGCTTCGCAGCCTGGCTCCCGTCATTGTTGTTTCATGGCCGCAAGCGCACCTAACTTTGTAAATGGCCTTTCGGTGTTCATTAGTGCCTAAATCAACTAGGACGACATACGAACCGAACCGCTCACCGCCTACTAATTTTTTCCGGCTTTTCAGCCCAAGCTCTTTGGCTCGTTCATCCCTGAGGCAGCCGCAAGATGTCCTGATTTTTCGCCTAAGATGACTTGCCGCTACTTCAACTTTTACCCCGCATTCACATAAACATTGGTACATGACGTGAGTGCCGTTTTCAGCCCCGCGAGATAGACTTATTACAGTTAGTCGCTCAAATACTTCCCCTTTGCAAACTGGTATGTGCCTGGTTGCCACTTAGCTTTCCTGTTGTTATCAATAACCAGCTAAATGCGGATTGTGAACAATATACTCTTCCCAGCTCATACCGAGCATTTCAGCTAAAGACCGATAATGCTTGGATTTGAGTTCGTGCAATTCCGTTTGAGAAGTCGCTGTCAACTCAAAAGCCAGCATAAAAACATCTAAGCCTACTGACGCCGCGTACTCTCCAAATAGCCTGCCTGCATGTGCCTTTTTGTATTCATCGAATGAGATACCCAGCTGCTCTGCAACCTGAGGGGATAATTGATTAATCTCATTTGCGACTCGTTCATTTTGCTCAATGAAAAGTGAAATTGCTTTCTGAAAGCGATCTTCCGGTGTCATCTGTTTTTTCCCTTCACTGAATTTTTTCTAAATGCTCGTTGTAAATATGGCCTGTCCAGCCAATTTGTTCTTTAACGTAATCAAGCACCTCTTTGTATGTTTTCCAGATGCGCAAAGGCTGTTTTCCGGTAGACGGGTACAGTGCTTTTTTGCCTTTTTCGTTGAATTCAAATGCACAGCTATAACCATCGGGGAACTTGTTTAGCCTGACACACTTGATCAGGCCATCTTCTACGCGGGCCTTTATGTAAGCCGGAGTCGCCATCTGTTATTTCCCTTTTAACCAATTGGAGCTGAGTAAACATTGCACGCAGCTGGAATTCCGTGGTGTGATTGCGTCTTTTCGCAGTTTCGCTCTGGAGTCGTTACCGCCCCGCACAGCAGCCCAATAAGAACAATTAGAGCGATGAAAAGCGCAGTGTATTTTAAATATCCTTTAATCATGCTTTTTCCTTCATTCCAATTCGTCTACTTTCTTGCCGCAAACATTGCAGAACTTTTCAGCGTCAACCCAGCTGGCGTCAGCTCCACAACGATGTTCGTCAAAGTCCTCTGCTGCGGCTGAATAGTAACCACGTTCCCAGCGCTGAAATTCAGCTGTACCGCTAGCGTATGGGTTATCAGTCATCTGTCCCTTGGCAAAGAAGCATTGAGCGCCTTGGTATTGCGGGTCTTGCTGTAATTGTTCGTCCATTTTCTGCTAAGTCCTACATTGAATTATTCAGGTGTTCGGCCACCTGATCACCACTGACCACCTGAAGCGTTTCACTACAAGCCTCACAGCCAAGATAAAACTCGGTGCCGACTTCGTGCATACGAAACAGACCGTCCTGAACGCCGCTCAGGTTCTTCTGGCCGCAATGCCATTTAAGACTTTTGCTGCCACATGCACTGCACTGAGTAAGCTTTTGCATAGTTTTTTCCTTCAATGGATGCTTCGGCAATGGTTGCCAGCCAATAGGTATTGCACGAGCACCCCCCCAAGAATCAGCAACAGCCAACATGGCTCGTAAATCCCCGATTTCATCGGAGTCAGTCTTTCCCGCTTCATTGACTTTGAATATGTGACCTTGGCAAACTCTGCCGTCTTTAGTGGCAATAACTATTTGCTGATCCAGAGGTGCAATCTCAATTTTTAGCCATTGCTCTGCCATAACGGTAAATCCTCTATCAGTTTTTATGCCAATTGGTCAGGCAAGCAGGGCACCAAACACCACCCAAAACACCGACCGCAGTAACCCACTTATCGCACGTAGCACAGAACCGTTCTGATGCAGAATGCTCTGAACTGTGCGATTCGATTTCAATCGTAGAGCCATCACCAGCCACAAACTCGCTGTGATTGCTGGCAGCTTTTTCCATGCGCCAGTTCCGTTGTTCGCCGTGTTTAGGTTTAGGTAATTCGATTACTAAGCCCATGGGTTATCCTACCTAGTTAAATTAGTTTTTTGACTTGATACCCAGACTGGCAAAACGCTCAGCCCAGGGCAGAAAATAACAGCCGCCAGGACTACGCTTTACCAAATCAGTACAAAGATTTTCTAAAGCCTCAAGGCGGCGAAACTTTGCATCCGCCCCCTGAACAAGCTCACTAAACCTTGTGCTGTCGCCATCAAATAACTCACTAGCAATAATTCTGACCTGCTCAATTCCAAAGTTGTTGGTTGCTGCTGGTGATTTTCCGTTTAACTCTGCCATGTTCGGGGTTTCCTGTACTTTGAATTATCTTAAATCGTCAATTTGACGGACGCCTTTTAGCTTCCGATACGCCTAAACTATCTGGATGCAGCAGGTAAAACTGCTGCGCGAAGCTCCTCAGCTGTAAACCTAGATCTATTTAAAAACTTACCCGATGGATAAAAATGGTCGCGAGCAATTGATTCTTCAGAGCGACCTGTTTTTTCCAAATAAGCGCTAAGCCCTTCAGTGAGAAGTACATTATATTCGTATGGACTGAGTAGGCCTTTTTTAAACTTAACAGCTCCCGTCATTAGTAGAACCGCCTCAGGTATATCCTTTAGGACGACAGGCTTAAACGGCTTTAATCGGCTAACAATTGTTTTTATAGTATTTATCTTGTAAGGGAATACCGCCGCCAAATGAAAAGGCTTGTAGCCCAGCGCATGAAGCTGACATATGGCAGCGCGGTGATTTGGCTGAACTACAGGCGTGAAACTTGCCACCCTTTGATAAATTACGTCTGCCATGCTTTCCCCTAACAAAATGATTGCACCTGACTAGCAGGCGCAGCTTATAAATTAAGTATTCAGAGAACGACTTAGGGCTTTAGAGAACAGTTCCATAATCGCATCTGCGGCCGTAATTTGTGCTCTTGTAGACGCATCCATATTGCCGTTCTCTTTGACAATGTTACCCCTCCAAAACGGGGAGTCACGATGCTGGCCTACCTGACGCAAAACGGTATTAAGCAATTTCATTCGATCAGGGTCGTAGCCTGGCAACTGCCCCACCTTGTGTCCTACCCGAGCCAACACCATCAGGCCTGCAACGGTAAAAAATATATTCCCTGCGGCCATACCTTCTGAACGTGGTATTTGTTTAACTGCACCATCTTCAAAAAAGAACCAGCCTACAGTAGTACCAATGTCATTCCAGTACCTACTCATAGTCAAATAAGCATTGCGAGCCAGCATTTGATTCTTGCTGCAACCTTCATGGATTCTGCAGGCCTGTACGATGTTACGCAGTGAGAATATGTTTTCACTGTCTTTTGGTACTGTATTGTTTTCATAATCAATGCGGCCAGCCCATCCGTATATATGACCAATCGCAGTGACTATTGGCTGGACATTTGTATCACGGTGGCTATATGCCATATTCAAACTCTTGCTGACTGGCTTAGCATTGCTGTTTATGTCTGAAAAGGCCTGCTGACGCTGCAGCAAATCCATACCGACAAATAATTGCAAAGCAATCTGATCGTTCTTCATATAGTTGTTTTGCTTAAGGACTTGCCGGATGCCAGTCGCTCTATGCTGTCCGTCAAACAATTTTATCTCCGCGTCCAGCGACAAGCTAAGTCGCCCCACACCAGAACCGGCATGACCAAACTCCTCAAAAAGCAAATTAGGATCGTCAACAATCCCTGTTAGCGCTGGCAGCACATAGCTTTCCCTGTTTTCGTTCAGATACGATTGAATTTTTGTGGCTCTTGGTTTTTCAATTTCGCGCTGTGAACGCTCCATCACTTCACCTGAGTCAATAGCCAGAACCCGCGACAGAGCGCCAAAAGTAACGTTGGCGACATAATATATTTTGCCGCCCTGAGTACCCTTTGTTGCTGTAAATTGAAAGCTCATTCGATCCATCCTTACTCAGCTATTACGTTGTAGGGCCGAATTTTGTAGAAGGTCTGGCACTGATAATGATTGCCTTCTAAACGCTCCAATGACAGAGCATCAACCTGGCCTATTGGAGTCTCGGCGCGCCAATCTTTATAAAGCCCATCTTCTGAGTTGAAAGTGTCAGCTATCCTTTGCATTTCAGCCCTAGCCGATTCTATCGAAGCATAAACAGCATGAATTTGTTTTATAAAAGAACCGTCTTTCTGAAGTTCTGCAGCAGTCATCACCTGAACTCTTTGCATGGCGCGTTTCTCATTTAGTTAATATAAATCAATTATGAGCGAATATCGCACACATGTAAAGACATTATGAGCGAATGCCGCTCATTTGTTTTGTTCCAGCTCTGCTTTGATGCCTTTAACTATTAGCTCTACGGCTCTGCGGCGGCCACTCCACCAGTCGTAAAATGTCCGGCGTGGCACTTGTGCTAAATCAGCAACTTCTGTGGCATCCAGTCCACAGTTATTTTTACAGTATTTAGACAATTCATCTTTTTCGTTATCAGTCATTATTGTCTGACCTGCATCACTTTGATAAGCACTGAAGTTATCAGAATAAACGTTGTTAAAGGCGGCTCAACGCCACCACCAGAAACAATAAACTCGACCATATTTTCACCCTCATTGAATCAATTAGAATTAAGGTGTGTACTTTAATCCATCATTGAAAGCCCTGCATTCTATTATCCGACAATTCACTATTTGGCTGGTGCTGAGCTTTTGGCATATATTGCTCTTCGCCGTAAGCTTCCCAGCTGTAAGTCGCTGGCCAGGCTCCGCGAGTGCCTTTTTCAACAATGTTGTAATGCGCCGAATATTCGCCAGTATTGCAAGGAGTAGACTTGATCCACACATGCTCAGGATTGCCAAGCGGCCAGTTATATTCCTGCCTTACAGCTGTCATAAACAGGTCCGGGTCATGGTGCCCTTTTGACATAACGGCGTAAACGTCACTTCCCACATTCTCTATAACTAAAGGATACTGTTTAGCCATTCTGATTGCCTTCAACTGAGCTTGATTTCTGCGCTGCTGGATTGGCGCGTCTGCCGCGTTCGTGCCAAATGTATGCGGATCTATCTATTGTTCCGCCGCAGTTCTTACACTGATATTTTTGGCGCATTATTGAAGCTGGTACCGCCCCTGTGGGTTCAAATTCGTGATAGCTACAGCTGTCTAACTTGGCATGATTAGCTTTTATCTGAGCGGCCATAGCCCCAATTTCAGTCTTATCAATCCCGGACAGTTGCGATAGAACGGCTATCGCATCATGGGTGCCGGTTACAGGTTTTTTATCGTTCATCTATTTATCCTTCTGTTACTGCTCAGAGTCTTTGAATGAATCAGCGCACCCACTAAATAAATCGCTTCATCTGCTAAATCCCTATCTAAGCCAGGCATGTCGGACAGTTCAACATCTGCGGGTATGGCGTCGATATAGCCTCTAAATCCACTGGCTGCACTCAGTAGGTTGTGCAGCAGTTCACGACTAATAACCACATCAGCACTTGTTGCACTTAGCCGCTGCAGGCCTGCAGCAAATGCCGCCTTTTTCGAGCCGTGCAGAGCTGCTTGCTGATTAAACAAAAACAGCTGGGCCTCGCTGATGTAGAACGGCCCTACTCGCGGCATATTCTTGCGGTTGTTGTTCTGATTTCTAATATTTCTCTGCCTGGCTGTGAGGCCGTCCGATGTCTTTTCAGTCATCACTTACCTTTTGCTGGTGCTGGTTAATTAATAATTTAATGGCTTGCAGTATATACACCAATTAAAGTAAAAGATAACATCTGAATTAATAATTAATATCAACTGTTATGATATTTGCTAAAAAGAGGTGTTTTAAGTGGGTTTATTAGGCGTGATAGGTAAGCTTAAGCAGCTTAGTTACAGAACAGTTACAAAGCATCGTAACGGCTCCAGGCTCTGGATTGATGGCGCAAAACTTGAAATGGCGGGCTTTGCAAAGGGCGAAAAATATAAACGTGAACGAGTGGGCGATACGATCACACTGACTCTTTCCCCTGATGGCGATTACGTGGTTGTTGGCAAGACTAAATTCGGCGTAATTATCCCGGTCATTGATATGACTATGACGCCGTACAAGGAAGATTACCCTATAGGGACAAAAATCAGGGCAATTTTCACAGCTGGCTCTATCACTATTTCTATCCACCATGAGCGCCAGAGACAGGCAGAGCGAGAAGCTAGATTTATTGAGCATTTGGCTAATGGTGAAGTTACAGAAGGCAGTTGCTGCACGGGTGGAGCTATCAGCACCACAGCAGCGCATGACGGCATAGTCGGTGCAGGCCTGAAGGGTAAGCTCGCTTGGGTTGTAGATGCCGATATTCGTTACCTGCAATCCGCATTTGCAAATAGCTATGCCATTACAGACGAAACAGCCTGCTTTGAGTCGACACTGGAAGAGTTGGAAACCAAGTACTTGTCTCAGGTCGACGTTTTAACATTTAGCTTGCCTTGTGCTGGCATATCCCAAGCAGGTAAATCGAAGCACAAACTAAGTGCAGAAGAACACGAATCCGGCACCGCTCTTTTCGGAATAAGAGACATCATAGTTGCATCAAACCCAGCCATGATCACAAGCGAAAATGTGAAGGACGCTAAAGACAGCCCAATCTACATACTGTTAAAACAAGAGCTGATCCGGCTTGGGTACGTTATTATTGAAAAGATATTAACCAACCAAAATACAGGCAGCTTTGAGGCCCGCCCGCGCTACTGGTTTATGGCGTTATCAAGCGGATTGCCAGCAAAGTGGCTTGAAGGGGTTTTCGATTTTTACTTACCGAAAAAGCAAAACTCCTTTGGTGAGATTCTGGATATTAACGCGCCTGAGTCCATGTGGTCTGATAACCAGTACTTAAAAGACAAGCAGGTACGCGATGAAGCTGCAGGCCATGGCTATGCAAATCGCCAACTCATAACGGCAGATACCGAATCTATTGGTGTGATCGGCCGCCACTACAACAAAAAACGTTCTTCAGAGCCTTTTGTTGTTCGTCCGGATGGAAAAGAGCGCCTATTGACGTTGGGCGAACATGCTGCGGTAAAGCAAATTCCGCCTGTGCTTATAAGAAACTGCGGCCCGACTGTTGGCCATCAGATTTTAGGGCAAAGTATTGATTACCTTCAGGCTCTGGTACCGGTGCAACGATTTTTCCTAAACTGCCAAGGTCTTGATTTAAGCCCTGCTGGTGCTTAGTTCTATTCGCCCAAAGAAAAGCCCGCATTGCGCGGGCTTTTTGTTTAAGCAAGCTGAGGGGGCTTACTGCCTTTCAATTGGGGGCAATCGATAAGACAGGTGCATCATAAACTTTGCGCGAACCGCTCAGCAAAAAGCAGCCTTTCCATGCCCGGATCTTCCAGTGTCAGCTCAAACGATTCGCCACCGGCTACATCGTAAACAAAATGGTTGTCGCTCAGCATCTTGTCCGCCAGATTCTTAGCCTGCTCCAGATAAGCAGCCGCAACTGTTAAAATATCTTCGCTGTGACTGAATAGCTGGTTTAAATCGGTGTCAAAGCTATCGCCGCATTCAGGCTTATAGTCTGGTCTGGCAATCAGCAGGCGCTTTAAAGGCCACCAATACCCGCCATACGTGCGGTATAGCAGAGGGTTAAGCATCAGCCCGTCAATTACTGTATCCAGATACCGATTTACAAAATCGTCGTCCGTCAATCCGCCCCGGTTATCTTCAATAAATGAGCGTAAAATATCATCCGGTAACTTATCTAAATCCATAACACTATCCTATTGATTATAAAGGGATTGACATTGTTAATTGGTCGTCAACCCCAAGTGATTTACAGGTCAAAAACATCAGCGACAATGGACGGGTCCACGTCAGCAGGTATCAACCAATAGTTTTCCATTTCGTCACCGGCTTTAGAATACCATACGGCCCCTAAGCGCTCTTTGTTTGGATTTCCTTTCCCCGCCAGACTCTTTTGTAAAACGTGGCCATAGCCCTTCGGGTCAAACAACCCTATCCAGGCATAAGCGCCCTTACCTTTTACAGGCTTGGTATTCCGTTTAGCTTGTATGCCGTGCTTATCCAGCAGGGCTTGAGCAAATGGTATATCTGCCATCTGTTCAACTGAAACGCCTGCAGTTGTGGCTGTAGCCTCTTCAGCTTGCGGTACTCCGCTATCAATAAACTTAGTCAGTTTTTCACGGCTGTATTTAGCTTCATCCCAAAGTCTTGCTGTGAGTCTCAGCAACTCTTTGTTAGGCATCGCATAATTTGTGGTGTTAACTGAGCCATGGCCTGTGTAACCAACATTAACTAAGTCTGCCATTATCTGATTCAGGCTTTCATACTTTGAACCATCTAATATTTTATCAACAGATGCTTTATCGTAAAAAGTCACAAATCTCCATAGGCCTGGCGTCAAAGATGCTAAGCGCTCGCGTATGGCACCTTCAGGGCTATTAAGCGCGTCAGTGGTGAGTTTGCTATTTAAGTCTGCCACTCTCTGCTGATACTCTTCAAACTCCACGTCAAACTGAGCCTCTAACGTTCTGCAGTATTCCGTGATAGCGGATATGTATCGCGTACCTTGTGTAGTGCCGGGTATTAAACGCCTCAAATATGTTCTGAAAATGCTATCGATATAGGATTTCTTGGCGCTGGACTCTTCCGATTTTGCCGCATCAAGTACTTTCCTATATGGCCATGATGATTCTGGTGTTTTATCAGCCGCATTTTGTAGCCAGGCGGCTATCTGTTCGTCTGTTTCGCGTGAAGGGTCCGCATTTCCTATAATTTCAAGGTAATTTTCGCCAAGTACAGCTTTCCATAGTGGGTGTAACGATGTTGAACCATAGCTACTTTTCAGTGATTCAAGACCTGACTGGATAACCATTTCACGTAACTTGCTTGATGTTGGATCAGGATAAACGATGGAATTACGGCTTTCCTTAGGAACTATGTTGATGCCTGAAACACCTTTAAATTTGCCATCTTCAATATAGTACGTGTACATGCTTGGGTTAATGGCGCCCTGCTCTATCAGTGAATAGAATTCGTCCCGACCGACCAGCTGGGCTATGTTGTCAAATGTAGCGGTTGCAAGCTGTTGGCGTAACTGAATTTCCGTTTCAGTAAAGTGGGTTTGATTTACCAATTGCTTAAGCGGAATAGTGCGAACAGTATTTGTTCTCCCGCCAGCATTTAAGACCACTAATGCGCTGCACTGGCTTTGATCCGGAGTGAACTCTTCAATTTTTACAATCGCAGGAGTACTGTTGGCACCATTCAGTAAAAACTCATAGTACTGACCAATTTTGTAAACTCGGCCTTCAGCAACAGCCATACTGCTGACGTGCTCTAAGTCATCCAGGTTGATGGATAAGAGCCCTGCAGCAATCGCCGTTTCTACATTGCCCCGCAAAAGTTTTGCCTGTGTTTTGGCTCGCTCAATGGAAGCGATAACAGCCCGCTGTTTGCCGAGCGAACTTTGCGCAGCTCGTAAATCCTTAAGGGCCGTTTCAGATGCGGCATTAGCTGCTTTGTATTTGGTTCGCAGATAATTGACTGTGGTTTGGTCTTGCCCGGCATTGTTAGCTGCTTGCCAGTTATCGCGGGCTTCGTTAAGGGCTGCCGTTTTGCTGTTTAATGTAGCCTGGCGCTCAGCAACAAAGGCGGCAAGGTTTGCCTCCTTTTCTTCCTCAGGCGCAATATCACGGCGCATCAGCTTTGATGTTCGGATCAGGTTGTGAAGTGAAATTGAGGCTTCTGTACGCTTTTCCTGCTTAAGGGCTTCATCGGCTTTGCGCTTCTGCTCTGCCACCTGGGCTTTGTACTCTTCAATGTTGGTCGACATAATTGCGCCAATATCAAAGTCAGGCTCTGCGTCACCATTATCAACGCGGATAGCTTCACCTAAAAACAGTTCATCCTGCCAACTTCCTTTGCGGTCTATTGTGTCTTTGCGGAATACGTCAAACGAATCCTTACAAACATACACATGACTGTTTACTTTATCTTGTGGCGCACCCACTCGGGCGCCTCGGCCGTTTCGCTGAACTAATGCGTCTCTTGTCCATGGCAAAGTTAAGTGGTGTATGTCGCTGGTACCTATGTGAAGGTTTACGCCCACTTCTCCCTTTTTATTCAGGATCAGCACTTTGAACTGACCAGAGTTGTATTTGGCTGCAATGCCCTCAAGACCTTCCTGCTCAATGGCTTCATCATCAAGTGCGGCTTTTGCTTTGGTTGCCTTAGCATTCTCATCATTCGTTACGCTGTCTTTGCCGGTTACAGTGTCTCCATTCAAAATACCTACTTGATCTGGTCTTAGCTGCAAGTGGTGGCAAATTATCCGGTGCAGCTTCTTGTGCTGTGATTTTTCTTCACTAAATACCAGTTGTTTGCCGCCATCCTTGATCGACTCTTTTAAGTTCTCAATCAGGTTTGCGTATTTAGGGCTTAATGGGTGAGTAATATCTTGCTGTGTCAGGCCGGACTGCTTCAGGAGCCCCAGCAGATCACTTTCAAAGGATTCATTGATTTGGACAGTAAAATGTCCGTTCTGGTTTTCGTTGACTACTGCATTAAGCTGCAGTACTTGCTTCACCTTGATAGTTTCGCCGCTTTCGCTCTTGTCGTTTACCATCCGTACTTTTTCAGTAGGCAGAGACTTTACTAACTGGCGTACTGCTGGTGCTTTTTCTTTCGGGAAAATAAACGTCATTCGCCCGTTAAAAAGCTCCATATCAGAACAAACGCGGTCCATGTCACGAATAATGCTAAAGAGCTGGTCGTCCGGATACATCGACTCTATGCGCTCAATTAGCAGCAGCTCCTGTGGTGAAGCATTTATTGTGCTGTCGACGCCTTTAGCTTTATCGCTGATAAGCTTTGCACGGTATCGCAGTAGCTCATAAGCGGCCTTCTGATCGCCGGACATCGGAACGGCGGACACCTTATCTTCAACTGTTGGGACTTTCACGTCCTCTTTAACATCCTCAACAGATTTCTTGTTGATCCAGCGGTGGAACAGTGAGCGCAGCGCGTCAAGATTTTTAAAGCCAGTGAGGCCTTCGACAAATGCAACGCCACCACTGATCCGACTAACCATGACCTCAGACACTTCGCCAAAGTGCTTAATAAAGTCATCCTGGTTCGCAATGCCGAGCTTTTGCCACTCGCTGACTGTCATTACATGACTAAGCATGTTGTAAATGTCCAGCGGGCTGTTAGGTGTGGGGGTGGCAGTTAAGAGAATGGCGCCGCGACCATTGTACTTGCGTTTCAGGTAGTGCAGCTTTTGACGCATATCAGCAGCGATTTGAGCCTCTTGACCTGCAGACACATAGACAAGGTTCCGGCCGACTTGTCCGGGGTTCTGACTGTTGCGGTAGTTATGGCCTTCATCGGCGATCACTAAGTCAAAGTTCATATCCTCAAAGTAAGGGTATTCATGCGTCTTTTCTGTGCCGTCATCACTGAACTTATTAAGCACCGCCTCTTTTTTGGCTTGCTCTTTGTAGCCTTTGGCCATCATCGCAACGTGGCCTTTATCCTGGTGCGCCCACAAGTGATCTCTGGCGTTTTCGTCCAGTGTCTCTTGTCTCATCGGGATAGCGGCATACTGCTCTTTAGTCATCAGCACCAAGTTAAAATCGGAGTGCGGGATTAAGTGCATGTTGTTTGTGATTTCGGCTGCAGACAGCTCTCGCAGTACTGGCGTGGTCAGAGCGTTTCCAGTCAAAGGATTCAGCTTTTGCTGACCTTTGCCATCAAGCACAGGCCTTGTGCTTAATGCGCCGTCTTTTTGCTCCAGCTCATAACCGACAAATAAGACCTTGGACAAGTTGCCGCCACCATAAAACAGCACGGTTTCGTTTATCCAGTTTTCGTTTACTGCTTTTGGCATGACGATACAAACTTTACGATTACGACCTGTCTGAACACCATATTTAGCAGCACCTAACGCTGCAAATGTTTTGCCAAGGCCGGTACCAAAACCGAGAATACCCCTGCCATCTTCTGATAGACGGCGGATTGCACTGTTTTGATAACCCTTATGCAGTACTTCACCAGAAACACCTTCAAAGTTAATGGGCGCGTCTGAGTGTTCAAACTCCACATGGCCGTTAAACATATCGTTGTAGGCTGCAACAATATCGTCAGCGCTATCATGCTGACGAAGCCAGATTTGAAAACGCTTTTCCATACCACGGATCCGGTCACGGTACTTGCTGTTCTCCTTGGCATCAGCACTGCGAACACCTAAGCCGTTTAGGTATTTTTCAAGTTGAGCGCCAAAGGTGCCGCCGTCATCGTCTTTACGGGTTTTCTGTTTGCCGCCCTGAGTGTAATAGCCGGTGAAAATGCCGTTTTGCTCTTCTGGCATATCCACTTCAACCAAACTTTCCTCGCCAGCCTCTTCTACAGATTTTTGCTCAATACCAACGTATTTAAGATGAGAAAAGCCCTCTTGCTGCAGGAACTCCAGCACTGTCTGACGCGGTATAAATTGGTCACGCAAGCCAAAGCTTATACGGCTAGCATCTGTCCACTTGCGCCGTGATTTAATCATGTCCAGCTGGCGGGCTATATTGAACTTAACCACGTCACTCAGGGTTTCATTGGCCAAAGCGGACATTAGGCGAGAATTGTTTTTTGCAACGTCACCAGCTATAGCACGGTCCATCAGCTGCAGATTGCCAAACTGGTCAATGGCTATGTTTTCATAAAGTGCCAGCTTATCCAGAAACTCAGCGTCACTCAGCTCTGCATCTGGTCCTGTGTAAGACTGCCTGAATTCGTCCAGAGTGATTGAGCTGACAACAGTAGCGGTCAGCTGCTCTATGACGTGGCTCGGATTGTCGTTGCTGTATTGAGCTATAGCGCGGCGTTCCACGTTTCCTGATAGCAAATCTCTGTAGTTGCCGTCTTTGTCCAGAGCTGACTTAAAGAAGTTGTAAGAGGCTGCACTTTCACCTGTTAGCTTTTTAATGCCGCGAACCTTATTGCTGTCGCCAAACTTGCGGTGCATTGCAGCGCACATTTCACGTAATTCAATCAGCTCGCTGTCGTAGTCAGGATCAATAAGTTGGCGTTCATTAAAAGCCCGGAGGCGGGCGCCAATAAGTGCGCCTTTAACTAAACGCTCTCTGTGTTCTGCTGGTGCTTGGTCAGCCAGGCGGAAAGCGCTGACAACATCAAAAGGCAATGTGTCGCGCAAGTTTTGGTAAATGTTCGACAGTTGATTAAACGGTATGTCTATGGCTGAACGTGAATCAGTCATAGCGTCTTTAATTGCTGATACAGAGGTAAAACCGTACATCGTTGCGTCCAGCGAGCCCTTGGCATCAGTAAGCGCCACTTGCAGCCACTGGCCATCGGTCATTTCAAACCAGCGGCCGTTTATTAATCTGCGGTCGCCGTCGACATAATTTGCTATGACAGGCTCAGCCGCGCCTATTAGATCCCAATCAATCCGGCTTTCAAACCGCTTGCTGAGCGCTTTGGCTATTGTTTCGTTGTGAGCGTTGATGACGTTTGCTTTTTCTATGCGCTGATGCGGGGATAGGCGCTGCCCTTGCTCTGCTTTAGGCATTCCAGGAATAACAACAAGGTCGCTACCCCACTGCCCCGCCCCGCTAATTACTTCGCCATGTATAAATTTGCGGCCTTCCGCGTCAAACCAGCGGCCACTGATAAACGTGTCCCAAAGCACATTTGCTTCCTGGAGCTGTTCATCTGTCATATCCAGCATTTTTTCGGCGAGTTCATCCGGGTGCTTGCGAAACACAACAAGATCAGTCACAACCGAATCAGAGCCGTTAGCGCTAAAAGTGCCTGATGGGAAGCGGTGCGCTCCTAAAAACTCAGCTTTGCGGCTGATCATGGCCCTGAACTTGGCTAGGCCTTTTGTGCTGACTATTGATGTGTTGACGATTAGTGATACCAAGTGGCCAGGCTTCACTTTATCGATGGAGCGGGCAATAAAATACTGCTCATTTGTTTTCAAGTCGCGATATACATCATCCTGTGCAGCAAAGGTATTCAATCGCCTACCGAATGGTGCATTACCTATAACGCCGTCAAAAGTACTGTCGGGCGTGGCTTTGGCCAGAGCTTCAAAAGGCATGTTGTGAATAGTGTCTGTCGGGTGCAGTAACTGGTTAATTCTGCTGGACGTGGGATCCACTTCTGCGCCGGTGATAATTACATTGTCCGGCTTTAGGTTGTTAAAAATGCCTGTGGCACAGCTGGGCTCCAGTACGTTGCCATTCTCAAAGCCATATGCCTGAAAGTGACTCCAAACACCTTTAGCCAATACAGGTGGCGTGTAGTACTCGTTGGTGCTATCACCTATGCCGCCTCGGCCGGAGTAGGCCCACAGTGCTTGCTTTTCGCCTGCCGTTAATAAGCTTGGATCCGGATTCCTTGCCAGTATGGCCAGAGCTGCAGCGTTAGATTTTCGCCTCGCTTGCGCCCTCGTTCCACCTTCTGTCTCTTCTTCCGCTGCTGGTGCTGATTGCGGTAAAAAGCTGTCGAACACGCTAATTAGTTGCCGTACAGACGTTGCCCGCCCCGCTTGTATGGCAAATTTGGTCTGATCCATTGGGTTTGCTCTCTTCTGTTTAATGCGCGTCGAATTTATGATCGCGTTAATCAGTTTATACTAACAGTTAATAGCGGTTAATTAATGAGTGAAAAACAGAGCAAAAACCCAATAATTGATGGCTTAAAATCTTTTTATTCCACGCTATTTCCTGCCTACAAAGAAACCGATAGCCAGCACAATAATGTTTTCGTGCAAGACTCCCCGCTAAGCGGTGTGTATGGCAGCTTGGGTGGTGAAACAGATGATATTGACGAATCGGACAGCCTCAGCAATTTAGGGCTTAGCAAAGACAGATCAGCCCGGTATGCAACGTTTTCACTGATGGCCACTGACTCTATTGTTAGCGATGCAATAGATATGCACTTAACACATGCGCTATCGGCCGACTCAAAAACCGGAATTATCATTGAGCTTAAATCGACAGCTCCAGAACATGACGAACTGATAGCAGAGCTTAATGCCGGTGTAATGAAGCTGATTAATGCCAATATCGTGAACTGGGCTAAAACCATGTGCACCTACGGCGTGAACTACATCAGGCCTTATGCAAAAGACGGCGTGGGTATCACCCACTTTGAAAGCTCTTTCTACACGTTGCCTCAGTTTGTGCGGGAGTACACGCGCAGCGGATTGCTTGCGGGCTACACAAACCAGTATTTACGGGATAAGCAGCATACGGGCACAGTTCAGTTAGCTCCGCCCTGGTCATTAATATCAATGAAAGTGCCGTATCACGTTGCCGACCCCACACGCGAACCAGAGCACTTCGGCTCTGCCATCTATTCGCTGTTTGATGATGTCTACGATCAAATGATTGTAGAGACACAGGACTATGGCCATAGCTTCTTAGAAAACAGCTTCGGTCCATGGCGCGACCTGGTGGAAGCAATTGATTCAATGCGTGGCAGCCGTAAAAACGCCAGTCGCATTGATCGCATGATGTTGGTTCCTATGGAAGGCTTAGACCCAATAGCGGCAGCAGAATATTCCAACTACATAGCAAGTCAGCTGAAAGCGAACCAAGAAAATCAGGAGCGCAGAGCCGTTTTAAAAAGCCTTCGACCGCTTATTAATAACAGTCTTATCCCTGTCCATGGTGGGAAAGGCCAGATGACTATCGACACGAACAGAACTGATCCGAACATTTCTGACATAGAGGACATCATGTTTCATCTGAAGCGTTTGACGGCCTCTTTAGGTATTGATGTGACAATGATGGGTTGGGCTGATTTGCTGTCGGGCGGTTTAGGTGAAGGCGGCTTCTTTCAGCAAAGCATTCAAGCGGCAAGGCGAGCTACATGGATTCGCCAGGCTGCAAGCACAATGATAAATCGCGCCCTTGATTTGCACTTTTGGTACAAATACAAAAAGGTGGTGCCGGCCGACATGGCCAAGCCATGGTCTGTGCAATTCAACAGCTTAAACACCTCTATAGCTGAATCAGAAAACGAGGCCCGCGAAAGCCGGGCGAACTATGCCACTGTCATTGCAACGCTTGTTGATGCGATTGCTAACGGTGCAACTCAGCGATCACCACTGCTTACCAAAGCCCTGTTAGAGGGTGCCCTTGATTTAGATGACGAACAAATGAAGCAGGTTCTTGCTGACATTAAAGCGGCTGGTGCTGATGAGGGCGGTGAAGGCGGCGATATGGTTATGTCATCCATGAAATTAGAGCAGGCAGCAGAGCAGCTTATGCAATTGCATGGTGATGAAGTTGAACAAATGTTGATGCAAAAGGTTTTGAAAAAGTTATTAGGAGTGAGCAATGAGCAATAGTACAGGCGCAAGCCCAATGCGGGCAAAAGAGACATTCAATATTTTGCGTGATGGCCGCAAATTTAACCCGGCACCGCAGAGCTTCCAGTTAGCGGCCCTTAAAAAGGTGTTTTCTGCCGGTGAAACATTGGAGCGGATCCGGTTAGGTGAAGCCGTTGGCTATTGGGGCCATCGTATCCGCCAGTTAACAGGCAAGATTGACCCAACAGAGTTTGAAGTTATACAGGTAGACGGTAAGGCTGTTGTAGTAAACGTAGAGCCCATTATCAGAACCTTATCTGTTGAAGTGGCTGATAACGGTGATGTAACCCATGAGCAAGAGTTTGCGGACACAGAGCTGGGCCGTAAAGCTTATGACCTTTACAAGCAAGGTTTTGGTGGTTTCAGCTGGGCTATGTCCGGCCGCGATGGAACAGAGCGAGGCGAAGCCAGTTTAGCTACCTCATTCAAAGGTTTCGATTTTGTTAGACAGCCTAATTTCATCCCAATTCATCGTCAGAACATGCTGCTTTCTTCAGTGTCTGAGCAGCAGGATCAGCTGCTATCAAGCCTTAAGTCTGAGTTTGGTGAAGAAGATGCAGGGAAAATGCTAAACCGCTTCACTGCTCAGCCGGAAAGTGATGCAGCGGCTCTAACTGATTTAATTGTATCCAGCCTTTTAGAGCAAGAAGAGTCCAGAAAGTCACGGTTATCAGCTGCCTTGGATAAGCTGCCGTTTATGCTGACCGATGACCAAAAAGCGGCATTCGTGCGCCAGGGGCCGGAAGATATAGGGGATATTGTGCAGCTGCTTAGCTCTATACAAAAAACAGACTTAAGCCAGTTCCCGCATGAAGCTGTCAAGGTATCTGTTCAGCAGCGTTCGTCCAATTCTCAAATAGATGATTTGGTGCAAATGACAACTGGCCTTACATGGAAGTAATGATGAATATATCAGTCGTAATTATTACAGCGGCTTTGTGCTTCTTTGCTCTGGCCCTATGGTCTGTTAAGAGTAGTAACAGGCAAGGGGTGGCAATTAATTTGGCATTGTTCTTTGTATTGGCGTTAACGGCGTTTGTGGTTCACCCGCTTTATAGTGAAGTCGTTAAAGCTGAAGAAACAAAATCCAGGCGGGTTGATATTCAACTGGAGGCCGAGCGGGTTACGGCATTAAATGATGTTTTGGGTGGGCCTGAAAACACATTGAAGTACATGGAATACACAAAAAACTAACTGACTTTCTCCCTTGGCTGACACGGATGTTAGTCTTTTTAGCTTAAGAATCAGCTCCCGATTAACAATGTCAATCTTAGTAAATTCAATAAGTTAAAGCGCCACTATTGGGCGCTTTTTTTATTGGTACATTCGGGGCTGTCTGTACTACCATTGGGGCCGTAGCATTTCTCTATCTTCAGAAGCTTGTTGTTGCACTGCACCAGTGCTGTAGCAAGCTTTAAAGTTAGGTTCGTGCCGTCCACCCACTTTTTACCGGTTCGTTGCGCCAGAGTGCAAGGCTCGGTCATTGACTGGTCTACAGTAACTCGTTGTACTTCTACTTTCGTTACATACTTAATTTGCGGCTCTGCCGGTGGCTTTGTCGAGCATCCTGATAATGTGATCAGGCATATCGCTATTAATACAAACATCGTTGATTTCATTTTTTAGCGCCCATTCTTGTAGCTCAGTTTCTGCAGCTGTTAATTCACTTGATAAAGCCTTGTTAGTGATAGCTAGGTCGGCCCGAGCTGAATCAATGTCTTTGTTCTGCTTCTTAAGGTTTTCCAGTGCTTCACTGTTATCTTTGGCTGTTGTTTCCAGCTGCAAAATCGACTGGTTCTTTTCACCTATCAGCGTGTCTTTTGCTGATATGTCGTTATTTAACGTTTTTATCTGCTCAAGCTTGCCTTGGTAGTGGAAATAACCAAAAACAGACAGTGCCAGTACTGCAGCAGCCACAGCCAGCCCTGCATACACTTTTAATTGGCTCAATTGCTTACCCTCCATATGTTGATGAAAGCATGGGTAGGATAAGTGGGGCGCTAAATTGGGCGTTAATCCATCATGTTAAAGAGCAAAGTACCGTCAGTTTACTGACAGTGATCCTATAGGCTTAAGCTTTAGCTTTGTTAGTGTGATCTTTTTATAGCTCCAGCTGTGATCCTTTTAAGCGGCTTTATACGCGCTCAGTGCCATTCTTGTAGCGATGTCGAGTAACTGCCCTTGCTTCGATATGTTCATCAGTTCGTAGTACATGGCGTCTGTAAATGCGCCAGGCGAAAATTTGTTGATAAGGGCAGCCTTGCTAAGGGTAACTATGCGTTCATGCAGCTGCTGTGCATTCTCGCGCTCTGGTTGCACTCGCTTAGCTTCCTCAGCCCTTCGCTTGCGCTCAGCGCGGCTAAATAATTCGCCTCTGGCTATCCTATTGCGCTCTATGCCGCTTTTGTAGGCCTGTTGCTGCACCAGCTTTTCTTTGTGGCGCACTTCTGCGTTGAAAGCCTTTTGACAAAGAGATTTAAACCAGTCTGCCAGCGCCTGGCTGACAGTGATCTTATCGGCCTGAGCTTTAGCTCTGTTAGTGTGATCATTTTGCAGTGCTTTGAAGTGATCTTTTCTGGCCTTTCTGGCCGTGGCAATAGCTTGCGCTTTGAGTTTCGCCTTAGCCTTTCTGAATAGTTCGCCCAGCTTTTCCGTGTTGAATGAATACATCAGTGTGCTGGCCACTTTCTCGCCGTTGTAATAGCGCCCCGGTCTAGTGGTGGTTTCAACCACTGCCATTCCGGTCAAAGTTTTAATGTGGGTAATAATGGTTCTGCGGTGTATGCCGGTCATGCTGGCCAGCGTGGATTGTGAAGGGTAGATATTGCCGCTTGGGTTCCAAAATGCAGCTATTGCCTGCATCGTTTTTCCTAAACCTGACTTTATGACTTTGGTAGACATCATCAGCTCAATAGCTGAAATAAGGGCAGCACTGTGCCGGATCGTAAAATTCTCGTCCATTAGTATATTCTCTATACAATTTTTTTAAGGATGAGTTGACCCGCTGCGCGTTTTTCACTAATATCAACTTGCGATTGGTTGATGTTAGTGAAAACAACAGCTCAGCTGTTCAACAATTAGTTTCGAACTTTCAGTTCTAAAACGCCGCCAAACGATTTAGAACATCAAATTCGTAAAAAAGGACTCCCGCCAAAGAGTCCTTTTTTATTGCCCGCGTTTTATGACTTCATTCATCTAACCCCCTATTTGTATTCAAATTATCATAGTTGATCTATCCAAGGATCGGAATAGATCTATTGAAATTAAAGGCGGCCAGTGTAGATCCGATCCGCCCGCATGATCCAGCCTTTTTTGCCAAAGTAATACTGTTCGTTTTTCCAGTGATATTAAAATACGTTCAATTTATTGCATGTTATCTGTTAGGATATTATTATTAATAACAGTTAATAAGGTCGCAGCCGAAAAATGACGCAATCAAATAGCAACGAACCAACTTACAAGCCATCAGCTTTTTCCTTTAGCAAAAAAGACGAAGAGCGTCTTGATTCTGCCCACCAAAAACTGTTGGAAAAAATGGGGAGGGTAAGCAAGAGCCACATCGTTAGAGCGGCCATCTTGTGGTTCTCTGATTTGTCACAGGATCAGCAGCTGGAGTTGCTGCGTAGCTCGGAGCAAAATGCAGATGTCAAAAGTTAAGCATCAAGTCTTTAAACGCTGGAAGTTAGCCAGGCTATTAAGCTCGCTTTCAAGTGGTACCGTTGCATGTCCTGCCTGTGAGTTTGGTTGCAGTCAATGCACTAATTGCCGCATTAGCCTTTCCGATGCAATGAAGCTGCCCGAATACCTGACTATCAGTGCCGCCGACATTGCGGCCTATTCAAATGAAATGATTGAACTGATCCGCACTGGCTGCGAGCTGCAAGGTGAGGATGCCGCCAAAGCACTTACCAAGTTTAATCGTTATTTATCTTCTTTAGCCGTTGGCTCTTGTTTGCCCCGAGGCCGTGTAACCAATGGTTCTACCCCAAAAAAGCAGGAAGGTCATTACGTTTGATGAGCTGATTTGGTGTCAGGTTTCCGCAATGGTGCGGATAAGTAGGCGTTACTGGTAATAGCGCCAAAAAAATAGGGCAGATCGAAAATGGAAAGCGAAAACCTACAAAAACGACATGACTCACTAAAAGCAGCCATGGCGATGATTTTAAACGTTGCAACCGACAGGACTGTAACGCCCCCTACGGCCATCAGCATGATCCAGCGCATTTCTGCCGCTGCACTGGTGGATACGTTCAGCGCGAAGCTGGCATTGGTGCCAGAAACGCACAGAGTTGTACCAGTCGACGCTACTGCGCCTCAGGTTAAAGCTGCCCTTGGTGACAAGTTTCAGCCGGAAGATGAAGTCTATTGCCGACTCGATTACACAAAAATGGTTCAGGCCGCCCCACAATTAGGAGATCCCTTATATGAGCAGAGCGCCGATTAACCCGCCTTACATTGCTGGTGCTGTTGTAAGAGACAGTGAGATACATAGCTTGCGTGAAGCTAGTCGCTCCACTTCTGGCGGCCGCAATGTATTGCAAACCAGAAACCGGATTGAAGAAGTGCAGGAGCGGATCCGGCGTAAAAGAGAATTTGAATACGACGATTAATTAGTATGTGACGCCAGATAATTTCTGGCGTTTTTGTTTTTATTAAGTTGTTGATTTAATTGGGATTGACATTGTTAATTGGAGTGGGGTTTATGGCGTTTGTACATTTTAAAAGTTTGATTTTATATCGTGTGACAGAGCCACTGGCTCTTGGTGCGGTTCAATTGGGTGAGGCTTTAGCGGCGTTTAAGTTTACCGCTTGCACCTCACAAGAGTCGATGAAGCAGGGTTTTACTACGCCGCTCCATGAGTCGTTTGAAGGTTACACCTACGAATCCAGTGATTTAATTGTTTTTGCGGTCAAGAAAGAAGAAAAGATATTGCCCTCAGACGTGCTGAACGAAGAGCTGGCGCCAAAAATAAAAGACCTTGAGCGCGAAAAGGGCCGCCATTTAGCAAAAAAAGAAAAAGAAGCCCTTAAATCTGAATTGCGTCAAACCCTAATGCCAAGAGCGTTTAGTCGCTCTAGGGTAGTGCATGGTTATTACGATAAAAAGCGCCACATTATCGCTATTGGCACATCTAGCCATAGTGTTGCTGAGACTATTGTGGCGTTGTTGCGTAAGTCAATTGGCTCTTTGCCTGCTTTGCCCTTGTTTGATAACCATAAATTAAACGGCAACTTGGCTCTGTGGACTAAAGGCGAAAACCTACCTGCAGGTTTTGAGCAGGGCAGCAAGGTAGAGTTTAAAGCCCCGGATGAGGAAGGCGGTAAGGCGCGCTTTGATAATCACCTGATCATGTCTGACGAAGTTCAATCGCATTTGCAGGACAAGTTAGTGGTCCTGATAGGGCTGTGTAAGCCAAGTGAAATATCTTTTGTTATCCGGGATAGCGGAGTTATTACCGGTCTTAAATATCACGACCTGCTAGTCGGTCAAAATACTGAGCTGGGTTGGGATGATATTAAGGCCCGCTTAGATGCTGACCTTATCCTGATGCACTCCATTATCAGTACATCCATTGATGCCTTGCTTGTAGGCAACCAGTATGACGGTTCGGAAGTGTCCGAAGAGCAAAAAACTAAGGAGCCAGCTGCATCATCTGAATTAGATGGTGGCGCCTCTGATCCTCTTTATGGCCAAGCCGTTACTTTTATTCGTGAAAGCAACAGCTGCAGCGTGTCCAGTATTCAGCGAAAGTTCCGCATTGGTTATAACCGTGCCGCTCGCATAGTTGAGGCTATGGAGCAAGACGGGGTTGTTTCAGCTCCTTCACATAATGGCGGTCGTACAGTCAATGTTTGATGGCGTGTTCTGTCCAGGGTGCGATGTCGCCCTGACAGAGGATAACGCGGGCGGCTATCGCTGTTACTGCGAAACGTGTGTTGCTGTAATGCCACAAATACCAAAAGAACCTGCTGGCGCTGGTTTCTACCTTGATGGCAGATACCCACTGCTTAAATGGGTAGCGGCACCGCCTGCTGTCGATGCAGATAGCGATATTCCTATTTAGGTATAAGGCTCAATATGAAAGAGTTACCGATCTTTTTTAATACGGCGATGGTTGAATCAATTTTAGCTGGGAAAAAGGGTGCAACGCGCCGAGTGGTGCCAAAATGGCAGGTTCCTCAGAGGCAGAACAATGATAGTGATGATGCACGTTACAACTGGATGGCTATTGCTCAAAGAGATAGTCGATATGGCTTTGGTTGCTTTGGCGAGTCTGAGTTAGCTTGCGTAGAGGAAATGCAAATGTTTGCGCCGTGCCCCTTTGGCAGTAAAGGAGATCGTCTTTGGGTTCGTGAGGCATTTATCCCTGATCCACCTTCCAATCATTCCGCCTGGGATAGCAGTAAGGTGAGTTATTTCGAATGGTCTGGTTGTGGCAGCAAGGTAAATGCTGTTCCAGCAGAGTTACAAACGCCTGATTTTGCTATTTACAGAGCTGGCTGGAGCGGCGGGGATCTTGCTTGGCGTCCATCCATTCACATGCCGCGCTGGGCGTGTCGAATTATCTTAGAAATTACCGGAAAACGATTAGAGCGACTGCAATCAATTAGTGATAAGGACATTGAAAGTGAAGGTGTTTATTCATTCCCTTTGCCTCGCCCATTTCCAAAGGCTGGTGTGCAGGTCTGGCCAGGCTATGAAGCTGGCGGCCGGTCGTACTTGGATACAGCATTAGATTCTTTTGCTTCACTTTGGCGTTCAACCGGTGGTGATTGGGATTCTAACCCTTGGGTGTGGGTTATTGAGTTTAAAGTGCTTACTACCAATGGCGTGATTGGAAAGGTGGCTATATGAAATTAGCCGTAGCCTCAAAGCGCGATTTAAAGCTTGCGTGGATGCTTCACAGAAATATCGGAAGGCTTGAGTATTCCTATCTCAATAGTGAAAGCAAACAGCAACGAATACAAAAGCACATACTGAATATATTGGAGGCCATGGGCACAGGTGCAATAGCCAGAATCGTTATGGGTTATGAGGTGCTAAAAGACAATTGCACGGATCCGGATTTGGACCACTTAGATTTCAACCAGAAAATAAAAAAAGCGGTAGCTCTGGTTGATGCTCAATCAGCAGCGCCTGAAGTGGCAAAGCAAGATAGCGAGACACTTAAGCTTGGCCAGACTGTAGCTGTTAGTCAAAGATATTTTAGGCGAGAAGAAAACGAATTTGTGCCTCAAGGCCGCACCCGGAGAAAGAAGGTGTGGAAAGCAGAAAAACGCAAGTTAGAGTCTTGTGTTTTCCTTGGTTACAGAACCCTTAAAAATGGCTGGACCGATTGGGATAGTGACTGTGGTTGGTGCTTTCGCTCTATTGAAACTATTAAAGTCGCTTTGGTCTGCCCGCCTGGCAACAAAAACCCTTTCTATGCGCCTTTGGAAGCTATTAGTTATGGAAGCTGATAACGAAGATAAAAAGTACCTGCACCAGCAGCTCATAAAGTTAGGCGACATGATGGGTGATGGTTTGCACCTTGAAAGTGGCGGCCGTTGGATTAGTCGAGAGTACAGTAAAATTTCAAAAGCTTTGTATGGTGCCAAGGTTTCGCACGACATGGCAGTAAAAAGAGTGGAGGAAATAAACAGAAGAATGGCGCCAGCATTAGAAAAGAGTAGATGTACTTGTGGTGGCACATTGAAACAAGCTCGCTCAGGCTCTTTACGTGCTTGCTGCACTGTATGCCCTAAACGGTACCAGCTTGGTACAAAGAAAACGAAGAGGTAACTATGTCGATTAGCGTAGGTGATTTAGTTGAGCCGGTGAGCGCTGAATATCAGCTTGCTAGCGGTTGCGGTCGTTATGAGTTTGCGGTTGTTATTAGTGTTGAACCGCTGGTGCTGGTATCCGAGCAGGCAGATATGCGCTGGTCAGCCACTGTAGCTGCAGAACATTTTAAAGCGTTTGGCAGGGCTAACCCATTAATGCTGGAGCGCTGCATGGGTAGGATTGATCACTAATGAGTATTACGGTTCAGCTCCTTGAGAAAGCTATAGAAGTCAGGCGTAAGAAGCGAGACGAATTGGTTGCATTCATGCAGTCATCGCCGCTTAGCAAAGTGTTTGAGTTGAGGCGAAGTGCTGTACCTTTTGTTGAAAGGATGCAGGCCGGAAAAATGTCTCCGGAAGATTCTGCTGAATTAAGTCGGCTGGCCAAAGAGGAAAAGAAGCTGATGTCTGACGCAAAAAAGCAGAGTGATCCGAAGTTGTTTCATCAAAGGGTAGAGCTAGATTCTGAGATAAGCGAGCTTCAGCTGGATTTGGCGCTATTGAAAGTCAGAAAAAGGCTGTAGTCATGGCGTTTATTCAGTCAGACAAGTTTGAGGGTAGCGCTTTAGAGTGCGCCAGATTTGCTGGAGGCCTGTCTTTAGACGAACTTATGGACATGACCGGCATTAACTCTGTTCGCCTGGCTGGCATTGAATCAGGCCGCAATTACCCCACCAATGAAGAAATAGAGCTGCTGGCGGACGCCACCCAAGTACTGCCTAATTTCTTTTACCGGGCATGGATAAAGCCGCCTGAGCATTCGTACAACATCAAATTAAGAAAACCGTAGGGGCAAGTATGGAATATCAGAAAAGTGAACAGTTATACAGCGTGACAATAAGCGGCCTCACTCTGGATGCTGCTAAAGCTTTAGCTGAGCAGGGTAGCTCTTTAGTGTGGCTGCGCGAGGGCGACAAGGTAACGGCTCAACCTGACGCATCAGGAAAGCCGATTGTCATAGTGCCAGATCAGGAGGGTTACAGGCTGTCTCAGGACTATGCAAAGCTATTTGACTTTATATCTGCTGGTCATGTTGCAACGGCCTTTGTGAACGTCTTTTTTGCAAAGGGCGAAGAACGGATTTATAGGGATGTCTGCAAGGTGCAGAGGTTTAAGCCGTTTGATATTTTGATAGGGACTCGCGGCATTGCTTACGGTGAGGGGTATTCGTTTTCAGACAACGATAAGTCTGAGTTTGAGATATTTGCAATGCGTTGCCAAGGATTAAGCTTGGGCTGGATTGAGCCAAACTAAAGCTGGCGCCAGTCAGCGTTAGTCCTTATTGCCTTTGTAGGCCCGCCATATCACCGCAACAAGTACAAAAACTATAAAAAGATAGGCGTACTCATAGTTTGTTTCGCTTGGTTCTGTGTAGGCCTCATCGCCTGGTATTGGTGGAAGTGATGTACCGCCAGCTGAGGTAAAAATCTCTGGCTTGTCTTTGCCGCCGCTGGTGATGGATGGTAGAGAAAGCATAGATACTGGCCCTTCTATTTGATGCGAGCCGCATTGTAATGCTGAGTGTGTTCCAGGACAATAAAAAAGCCCCGCGGGGAGCGGGGCAATACCAAGGTTTCTTCCTGTCAAAAAGCGTTATCGATTATAGTGGGTTCTACCAAATAATCAATGTTAACTGTTAGGATAAATTAGGTGATAAGCTCTTCAGCTTAAACATATCCATATACACCCTTGCTTCTGCAATGCTTTCCCGTATATCCGCCAGCGCTTCATGACCATAAGCTTTGTTCGCTATAGCTTCTTTAGCCACTTCTGGCGCCCAATAACGGGCAGCAATGGCCAGCGCAGACGCATCCAGTTGGCGATAGTGCATGTAGCTTTCAAATTTAGGCATTTGTGCTGCAATAAACATACGGTCCAGCACTATAGAGTTGCCCGCCATAATCCCGCCCGTTTTAGTTTTTTTGTCGTAGGCGTCGACGCCGTTGCTTTTCAGGTGGTCCAAGATGGCTTGCTCAGCACTTTCCTGCTCAATGCCATAGGTTCTGCAATAGGGTAGTAGTTACAGCCCAGTTGTCCGTTATCCAGTTTTCCAGCGAGGCCGCCTGTTTCTAAGTCTGTCCAAATAAAAAATGCGCTCAATGTGTCTTGCTCCTTTGTTGTCAAGGTTTAATGCTGGGCCTGTACTTCGCTTTTAGCCAGGCCTGTGCGATTCGTTTAAAGCTTCTTCAGGTGAAGAGCCTTGATTGAAGTAGTCGCGCCATTCGTCCCACTGCTCCCAGTCTGCACAGTATTGAAACTTGTCACGGATTAATAAGCTAAGTTGCACTAACCAAAGCTGGTACTTCATACCTGGTCCTTTTTTCAAATGGCTTTTAAAAATGAAGGGTTCCAATAAACATCGTGCCCGAATCGTTCAAAGCGAGGGAATGACTGTTTAATGTATTCCCACATCATTTCAACGCAAACCCACCGCCTATTTAGCCCTTCTGCTGACTCCCCTACGGTCAGGGTGCCAGAAAAAATATCAGCAACCAACTGTCCAGGCTGAGTTAAAAACTCAATCAGAAAGTTGCACAGCGATACAGGGAACTTTGCCGCGTGTGCTGGCATCCCCAAACTTTTGGCAAATGCAGTTACTTGTCGTCCGGATTTACAGTAATTGGAGAACTGCAGAACGTTTGTAGGGATGCGCCCCTTAGTCTGTGCGCCATAGGCTCCTACCTTTTTCACATAATTGCCATCAGCTGCAGTTGAGTGGTATTGCATTCCGCCTTTGGCCATTAGTCGTTTGTGCTGTTCAGAATGCTCTTGCAGTACTCGCTGATTGTTAGAAAAGCACTTAAACGGGTCGTTGGTGAACCATATAATGTGCTCATAGCCAACGTTTAGCTGAGTTCTTTCAAGGCTGGCCCACTGAATAGGTCCGGGTGCTTTATTGCTTACCCATGGCATACGGTCCATAAGGTGCAGGCCAAAGCGTTTTTTAAGGGCTATTGTCATTTCTTCAAGGTATGTTGATCTGGCTGGTGAGCCATCCTCAAAGATGTCATTGCTAACGTTAAGCGCAATACTCCCCCCAGGGGCCAGCTTATCAATCCACGGCTCAAGCACCATAGATAGAAAGTCGATGTATTCATCTATAACAGGGTTGCCGTAAGCCCTTGCTACTTTGAGTGGGTAAGGTGGCGATGACAAAATCAAATGCACTGGTTCGTCTATGACATCGCGACCAATAACCTCGCTTTTGCCCCATATAGCGATACCTAAGGACGTGCTCATAGCTATAACTGATTGTGCAGCTCCTATGGAGCGCAGTTCTATCTTTCTGTGGGTGGACAGTTCCCAAGCGTTCTTGCCTGTGCGTAACACCAGTGATCGCTTTTTAAGTGACTGCTGAACCCACCTTACCCGCCTGTAAAACAGGTTGTGGCGCTTACCTGACTGACCAACTTCCTGATAGTCGTCTTTGCTATAGCCGCGTTCTGCCAGTGCGTCATACAGCTGCTGGTTTGTTAAAGGCCCAGTTGATTGCTCGTAAATTTGTTGCACAATGGATTGCATACGGAGCCCTTAACCTGTGAGTGCCACACTGTTACGTTCAGTGACGATTAGATAGGCGCACTCAGCGATAGCTCGTTGGTGGGTATCTGCAGTCACTTGAATAGCCGCCGCATTACTCCAGGCTACCGCTGGTGCTGTTTCATCTGTGGGCAATGGGTCAAAGCCAATGTGTAGCTTTATGGCCAACGGCATTAATAGGTTCCAGTTGTTGCAGTAGTTCAAATCCCTATACTCATTAATCAGGGCGTTGTGAGTCATTGGGTGGCCGTCAGGGTCAAATACAAGATCTGCTGGTGCTTCATACCTGGCTAAAGTGACGTTAATTTCCTTTTCAGTTGGTCCGGACATTTACTTACCCTCAATCGCTTTCTGTATGGCGGCCTCAATAGCAGCCCGTACCTTTGCGTCAGTGCAGTTGATCTGAACCGTAAAGCCTCGTTTAGATGACTTGGCGATAACGGCCTGAGTGTTCCCTTTGCTAGCCAAAATAGGGGCTGGTGTTTTTTCCTTGGCTTTTGGAAGCAGCTCAGCGTGTGCAGCCTTGTACTTTTTGATAAAGAGGTTATTTAAAACGGTTGGATCCTCTGAACCTGATTCGGCAATTAGTTGGTCTAAACTAAATTCATCAGTTAGGACCGTATCAATAAGGCCTGTACGCTGCTCTACGCTTAACCGGGTGTCAGAACTAAGGTCAATCAGTTCTTTCATTAGAGAGCGGCCTATGTCGCTTATGCTTGGTATGCGTTCAGCAACAGACACTGGAAGGTTTCTAAAGGACGATATAGCAATAGATACCGTGCTTTCGTGCTCGCCTTCACCTTCTGCCAGGCTCTTATTGTCGGCATAGGTACCATAATCAAGTAAAGCCGCAAAGGTAGAGCCTTTCTCATACAGGGATAAGCCTTTACTGATGTTTGCCACTTGGCTGATATAGCGAACGTCAGCGCGCTCAATCGGGTCACTGGTGACGTAAATGTAATAGGGCTGGCTATACGCTTTGCACGTAAAACGTCTGCGTGAACCGTCAATCACTTTGATTAAATCGTTGTCCCACTGACCAAAGGCGGGGAACTGCTGACCGCTTGCTTTAATTGTGGGTGATATGTCAGATACAGAGACTTTGTTCAGTAGCTTTTGATTACGACCGTTTTCACCGGCTACATAGGTCTTTGATTCAATATCATCGCTTGGTACCACAACCAGAGTGAATGTAGCGACTTTGCCGCCTCTGATAGGAATCTCTATCACTGCCGCCATAGATTGGAAATTTGCCCGAGCTGTTTCCATAGCGTCTGCGCTGATGCCGCGTAGTTCAAGTTTCTTGCGTACAGGTGCCGTTGCCATTGTTATTCCGCCTCTAAAATTGTAATGCCAGACAGTGCAGCCATTGCCGCTGTGTCTATTCGCTTCGCAGACACTGATTGTCTGCCTATCGCAACCAAATCCTGTAATGGCCATATCTGAGCATTGTTAAACGTTGCTGCTCGCTTAATGGCTTCGGTTTTGCTGTATCGGGTTGCGTTGGTAAGGTTTGTTGTTTTTACGTCATCGCCATTGCTGGCGCTGGTATCGTTCTGAAAGTAGATGTCGTTGCCGTCCCACATTCTGCAGTGCTGGATCACATACTCAGCATCAGGCGAGTGGTTGTTGTGTTCGTCCGGTAGATACTGATGGTCTACAGTAATGCGTGTGAGCTTCTGCAGCGCCTCCAAAGGTAGAGGTATGTCAGTGGGGCGGGTTTTGTGTTGGCGCTCAGCCTGTTCTTTTGTGTAATGAGCTGCTTTATTCAGGTCAGTGGTATAGCCGCCACCTGTAGGCCAAAACATAGCGTTACCGCCGCAGTCGCCTCGACTATCACGCAAGACAAATAGGGTTGAACTCATTTTATACCCCAAGAGCGTTTAATTTGAGCTTCCACTTCATCCACGAAGTGGCCGAATTCCGTCTGTGCGGTTTTGATGGTGTTGCGGCTGCCAAGGTTCACATACTCGCTGGCTGACATATCAAACACCGTGCAGTACTGCTTGGCGCACGTCAGTACAGCCTCGCTTTCAGGTATTTCTACGGCGTAACAGTCCTGACCAATGGCTGAGCGAATTTCTTTTACCATTTGTTTGTGTGCGTTGCTGGTGCTGCGAATGGCACTGAGCAGAATAGAGAGGTTATCCCAGCCGCCATGTCCCATACCCGCAAGTAGGTGATACATGCGCTCTAAGAAGTCGACGTACTTGCTGGATGCGTCCCGGTCATCCTCAGAGGGGCGGATAGGAATAATCAGGTTGTTAGCGCAATAGTGCGCTGCCAGCGTTGCTGTGCTGAACTGTGGGGCCGTATCTATGATGATAATGTCAAAGTCATCAGCCACGGCGTCGATAATGCTCTGTAGGTCTTTGTAGGCGATATAACCGCCTGATGCCTTGCGCTCTTCTGCGAGTACTTCATATTCCCTGTCGCTTTCTTTGGCTGGCAGGATCCGAAGGTTCGGTATGTTTGTTGGATAGAATGAAGCTTTACAGGCCTGTTCAAAGGTTTCGCCTTCATCCAGCTGCACTTGCCCGCTCAGCAGGTCGCCGGCACTAATAATTGTCTCGTCAGTATTTGGCTTGATCCGGTTGGTTGCTGTTGATTGCGGGTCTAGGTCCATAAATCCAACGCGGTACCGTGTTTTGCACTCAGTTGCCAAACCAACAGCCAGTGTGGTCGCTATGGTTGTTTTTGTTGCGCCGCCTTTAAGGCTACTCACTGCAATTATCTGCAGCTTCTGATTCTTTTCTCTAACAAATGGCAAATAGCCCAGCGACTCCCGCAATGCCTGAACGTCTTTTAATGTGATACGCCAGCGGTTGCCGTCCTGTGTATCAATGCCAAGTTGAGCGCACAAAGGGCCAATGTTCTTAGCGTGGGCGCCAGTGGCTTTTATAGCCTCAGCCTGATTGTAATGCCTTACCAGTTTTCCGCTTTCGCTGTCCGGGCTCAGTGCGTGGTCTTTGTTTAGTTTAATGACCGCTCTTAGCCGCTGAGCGATGTTGGATATTTGATTTAGAGTTTTTTGTGGTGAAGTGCCCGACATTTCGTTGCTCCGCTTAAGTTGTTTCATTGATAAATCTATCATTCCATAAAAAAACGAAGATAAATAGATTATTTATGGAATATTACCATTGCTTTTTATTAAATCAATGTGTAAATTCAAATTGTGGTTAATTAATAACTGATAACCGTTAGGATAAATAGCTATGAGCGGAAGCACTAATCAGCTTGAATTTGATGCAGCTATAAAGGCGTGGATAGCAAAACACTTTCTGTCTGATTGGAAGCCGAGCTTAGCAATGGTGAAGAGTCAACTTATTGAAAGATATAAGATTGACAATGTAAATCGGTTACGTGAAGTCGATGAAAAAGGAGGTCTTGAGTTGTTAGTTAGTGAGTATTTTGCAGCTCTTAATGAAGCGTTGGCAAATATCAGCGCGGATAAACTTAAGGGCGGCTCGGAAGGGGTTTAATCGCTCTGTAGCCAGCTGGTAACTGGCTACAGAGCTTCATCATTAACACACAAATGGTCGGGCAGATCATGAGGATATAACGATGTCAGCAGAGATAATACAGTCAATTTTTGCATCAAGCAAACAAGCAGCAGCAGAAACTAAGCGTCCGGTGTTTATTAAGGGCACCATGCGTTGGTCAGAGTTCGCTGCCATGCTGGATGGTTTGAAGGCCATGCGCGAGCAGGCGGCCACTGCAAAATTAGAGTTGAAGAACTAAGCACCTAAAGGCGCTGGCATAGTCCAGCGCTTTTTATTTTCTAAAAGGTAATGATTTTATGGCCAACGTCGAATCAGTTTTAGAAGAGCGCTCAGCTTTGGTGGGCGATATTTTGCACCGGATTAATCCGGCCGGAATGTACGCACAGTATATGGACGGAAAGGGGCGCTGGCGCGAATCAGCCAGTATTCGCAACGATGTAGTGGAAAAAGCTGTTGTAGCTAATTTATTGGGTGATGACCGTGGATATTCAGCGAGCTAAAGAAATAAATGACGCCTGTGTCAAGGTGGGTATGGCTTTTGAAGGGGTTGGAACGTCGACCGCTGAAGAAGCGAAAGTAGTAAGGGGTTATTCACTGGCAGATATGCTGCAAGCGTCAGCAATACTCAGCGGCCACAAAGAGCCCTCAGAGGCTGGTGGCTTTTCTGGTCAGGTTCGTTTCAGTGATGCGCAAATCGCACAGCTGTATTTGAGGCTCCACAGTACTGCAAATTGCCTGATAGAAGAGCTGGAGCTTCTTTGTCGCGTTGCCGATGAAAAAGCAGGCCAGCCAGACGCTACACACATGATTAGCCTGGATCAGCACAAAAACTACTCCATGATGAAAATCAGTAACTCTGGTGAGGATCAAGCATTAGTTGTTTACGCCAATGGCTTTCCCTCGTTCTATGGTGCCTTTTTGGCTGAGTTCCCTATGGGCAAGTAAGCGCTTTGTGTTGAGCTGTCGTGGTTATGCTGCAATAATTCGACAGTTAACTGTTAGGATAAATAATTGAGCCAAAAATCAAAGATAGTGCCACGCAAGGGCATAGGCGCTCTGGAACCAAGAGAAGTTCAGCAGGTGTTGCTGGTCGATGGTCCTGATATATCGTCAGTACCCTTGTGTACGGCGTGTAAGGGGGTGGGTAAAACAACCGGTTTACTGCACCAGCTGGACTGTATTGAGTGCTTTGGTTCTGGCGTGGATTTGCGCCATTCGGTTGGGATTATCAAGTTGTTGCGTGGTCGGATAGTCAAAGCTGAAGCGGCATATAGGCAGCAGCGCCAGCAAATAAAACATCTAAGCATGACAGAGGCACAGCGCAAAGCCGATCTGGATAAGCGAATGGGTGAGTCTGTCAGTGAGTTCTATAAGGACTCTAAGATTAACAAGCATGATTGAGGTTAAGAAGTGAGCGACACAACAAATGGTGCTGACGCGTTTGCATTGCAGCAGCTGGTAATCAATGATTTAACAGAAAAGAGTAAATCGCTTTCAGAGGATAATCAGCGTTTATCTCAGCTGGTTGCAGATATGTCAGAGGCCATGGATAAGATGGCCAGCGTAGTGCAATCGCACGAAAATCATAACGACAAAACCGCCAAACTGATGTCAGCGCAATTTGCAGACTTACAAAGAACCCGCCAGAAGTGGGCCTATGTTGTTGAAGTAAACAAGCTGCTGCAGCGTGAGCCAATCTATACCGTAGACGAAAAGTTAGATGTCATCCTGCTAAGTACCAGCACAGAGTTCTTGGCTGAGCCATATAACACCACGCCTTACTGTGCGTATTTGCTGCTGGAAGTCTCCGGCAAAGCTCAGGTGATTTTTGAAAGTCAGGGCCAAGTGGTGGCTCAGTCTGGCGCCCGCATACCGCTGACCAAGCCGCAAAAAGAAGAGTTGGCCACAAAGATAATGGCCCATAAGAAGCAGGATATTATTGAGGCGGTCAACGAGGGTTTGCAGCTGCTCAGTGTTAAATCATCCGGGGCTTTGGCCTCAGAGCAGAGCCTGGCTGACATTAAAGATTTAGGCGAGCACTTTATGAGTGAGCCATCTTTTCCAGAGCTGGCCGCTCATTTCAAAGAGATAATGAAGCGGTACGGTGATTACAAACGAGAGCTGGCCAGCAGAGTTAAGCAGCACCGAAAGCATAAAGGCCGATAGCATGAATGGTTTACGGTACAGCGAGGAAGATTATCAGAAGCTGATCAACGGCAATAAGCACTTAAAGGTCAGCCAGAAAAGTGCTAGCCGGTCATCAAATCCGATCGACAGCCTTCAGCAAGCATCAAAGCCAAAAGCGACTGCAAAAGCTCGTAGCGGTACGAAAGTTTCACCACATGCCAGAGAGTTAGCTCGCCTGAAAAAAAATCCGGAGCTGATGAAAGGCAATGAAGAGCATTTTATACAGGTTGAGCTGTTTTGGATTTTGGAAAGTGATCACCCTGCCATATACAGACTGACACACTCAACACCCAATAGCGGCAAGCGGGGAAAGCTAACTGCTTTCATCATGCAGTCAGAGGGGCAGAGGGCTGGTTATCCTGATACGACATTAGACGCGGCCCGAGGCGCTTACCATGGCTTGAGGGTGGAGATTAAAACAATGACCGGCAAGCCGTCAGCTGAGCAGTTGAAGGTGGCCGCTGAGCTGAGGGCGGAAGGGTATAGCGTTGTATTCGCCTATGGGCTGCAAGCCGCCTTGTGCGCCTTTTTAGAGTACTGGAATCTTCCAAAAGGGCAGACCATGCCCCAAGAGTTCAAGCCTTAATTGCGTATCTGATCAACATCTATTTGCGGCGTGATCAGTAGCTCTGATCACGCCAGAAGCCGCACCAATCCTTAGCGTAATCAATAAATAGCCCGCCGTTTGATCACAGCCTAACTGATCAGTTTAGCGCTCAATAGTAAATTGATCAGTGATCAGGTTGAGCTGATCAGTTATCATCTGCCAAAATATCTGATGTTAACTGTTAGGATAAATAACTTTGGCAAAAATCGACTGGCAAAAGCACTGTGCTGAATTCCTGAGTTTACAGGATACTTCTGCAGCTGCTCGCCGCGACTATTGCGAGAGCAACGGCCTGAATCCAAACAGTTTCAGGCGTGAGCTGGCAACTTATAGCCAATCTAAATCGCAAGAAACCCCACCGAAAAAAGCAGACAAAAAGACAAAGCCAACCACAAAGGCTGCATTAGATAAACCCAAAAAGGAAACAAAAAGCAAGGCACCTGATCAGGTCACGCACACAGATGCGCGCCGCACCACTGCAAAGGTGGGGAGCCAAAAGACGACGCAAATACCAAAAACGAATATTACGATCAATAGCCGCCCCAATGTGGAAACAAGACCGAACGGAACCCGCACGTTTACGAAAGGCAATACCGCAGCAATGAAGCACGGCGGCTATAGCTCTGTTATGTCGTCTCTGGATCTTGAAATGGAGCCGGACGATTTAGACCTATCCGATATGGGCCGGATTTTAAAGACCAGAATATTAGGCATGAGCCGCATTCGCCGTGATCGGATGAATGGCATTGCTGATATGTATGAGAAGGGAAATAAGTTAACCCGGACTTATATCGGCCCTGATGGTGAAGAGCGCCAGGAGCCAATGACTCTGATTGAAGCAATGGAGTCAGTGGAGTATTCCGGTATTGAGCCATTTAGCCGACTAATGAGTCAGCTGGTACTGGTAGAGGAAAAGACAGTATCTATTGAGAAGAACCGCCGCGACATCAGCGCTATGACTAAATCAGAAGTGGTTGAGTTAACAGCCGCCATATTGATGCAGCGAAGCCAGGAGAATTTAACAGCCGTTGATACCTGTCACCTGTTTGCGTCCAAAGGTATAGAGCCGCCAAAACTACTGCTGATGGAAGCGGAAAAAGAGATTAAGACAGCTGAGCCAGAACCGGATGAAAACGGCGTTACTGAGGAAGAACTGGCAGAGGCCAGAGCCACAGCGAAGAAAAATCGCCAACAAGAAGATGAGAGTTTTAGGAAAGAGCGAGAGGGCTGGCTTAAGCAAATCCTTGAGGAAAGCGGTCAGGTTGGTGAGGTTAAGGAAACTATCAGCGACGACAGCGAGCTATTCACTGATGGCGGTGAATCCGAGTGAGTGGCAAAAAGCGCATCCTGAGTATCGTCAGTGATCCTCGCTACCTCGACCTAATAAGAAGATACGATGCCGATTGGGACTTGGCTTGTGCTGAACTATTAGGTATTGAGACAGATTTCCAGCAGCGCGAAGTGCTGGATAACGTGAGTAAGGTCGGTAGCAGAACCTCAGTCAGTTCTGGCCATGGTACCGGCAAGTCTTTCCTTACCGCTGCGATGATTATCATATTTATGATTCTGCACCCTGGGGGGCGGGTTGTCATCATCGCCAACAAAATACGCCAGGTCATGGATGCGGTCTGGAAAAACCTAAAAATACACTTTAAGGCACTGCAGCGCCGGTTCCCCTGGATAGCCAACTATTTTGTACTGACTGAGAGCAGTTTCTTTGAACGTACCAGTAAAGGTATCTGGTATGTCAGCCCTAAAGGCTTCCGCTTAAATCAGGAAGAGTCATTAGCCGGTGAACACGCCGACCACATGCTTACCATTGTCGATGAGGCCTCAGGTGTTAACGACAGAGCGTTTGGCGTCATCATGGGCGCCCAAACATCAGAAGATAACCGAGTACTACTGCTGTCACAGCCTACCCGTGTAGGTGGTTACTTTTACCGAACGCACCATGACCTTAGCATTAAGATGTCAGCAGATGGCACCTGGCACTCTATTACGATGTCCTCTGCCCTGTCTAAGCACGTCACCAAGCAATTCATTATCGACAAGCTCAAAGAGTATGGCGGGTTCGATAGTCCTGAGTTTCAAATCAAAGTACTGGGTTGCTTCCCTCGCAATATGTCGGCCTACCTGCTTGGCCGTGATGATGTTCAAGCGGCAGCTACTGCAGCAGCCAGACGCGCTGTTGCACAGAAGCTTGGCGCTGATTGGGGGTGGGTGGCAACGATAGACGTTGGTGGTGGTCGTGACAGGTCTGTCATAAACATTAGCCGGGTATCAGGACCAATTGGGCCAGAGCGGGTTGTCGTCAATCACCGGCTGCTGGAAATGCCAGCTGATATTGATCCGGCCGTGTTCTGCCGCCGCATTGTTGCCGAGTGCTGTAGTGGCCAATACCCAAATATCACCATAGCGATAGACGGCGATGGTGCTGGCCATCAAGTGCATAGCCATGTGTCCGAGCTGGCGCCCGATTTTACCGTTATCCGTATTCGGTGGGGTTTCCCGCCAAAAATGCCAGCGGCTAAGCGTAGATTCGTTAACCTTCGGGCAATGGCGCACATATACACTCAGGCAGCAATTCTGACGGGACGTATGGGCCTGGATAGCGATAACAAAACAATAGACCAGTTTTCTAAGCTGCCTGTGTCCATGAATGAATCGGGCCTGTGGTTGATGATGAAAAAAGAAATCATGCGCACAAAATTGCAAATCCCCTCGCCTGACCGCTCTGACACGTACTGTTTCACTCAGTTGATTGACTATGTACCGCATAACTACGAATCGGATCATGCAGATCACGACACTGCAGCCGATGAAATGGCCGACTGGCTTGATAGCTAACAGGAGTATACAAAGTGGCTAAAATCTATGATAAATCACCCATCGCCATTTATGACGCTGGCTGTATCCGAAGTCATGCTATCCGGCTGATGCTGAGGGAAAAAGGACTAACTTACAGGCTGGTGCCAATGGAGCCCGGCCGATTACCTGCTGAGCTGCTGAGCTTTAACCCTACCCGTGAACTACCTATGCTGAGTGTCAGAAATGACGCCATGCTGTTTGATGCGCTGATTATTGCGGATTATCTGGATGAGCGCTATCCGGAGCCTAGTTTGTATTTGCCTGGTCCCGTTACAAAAGGTGCTGGTGCTAAGGCTACAATCAAACTGATGTTGCACCGGTTTCAGCACATATTTATCCCTGCAGCTGAGGAAGTGTTGGCCAAAGGCAAAGGGGCGGCACAGGCCAGGCGGCAGCTGGTGGATGCAATGACCGAATTAGCCTCAGCATTAGGTGAGCAGCGTTATATGCTGTCAGATGAAGTCAGTGCATTGGATTGCTTTATAGCGGCTTTAATGTGGCGTCTGCCTGATATAGGGGTTGAATCAAAAGCGCGGGCCTTAAAGCCACTAAGGCTGTATCTGGCCCGCTTATACAGTCGACCGCAATTTCAGAGCGCGTTAGATGGCTAATCGCGCTTCTTTTTGCTGGTGCGGTTTTCTGCAACGACCTGCTTCTGTTTTTCCGCCGTAAAGCCGATTGCTTGTTTACGGGCCTCCACTTCGCTTTCTCTGTAAAGCAATGCTGTCGATCCGCTGTACTCGACAGGCGTTAGTTCGTCAAAGATGTTTACCCGCTTTTTGCGCTGCTTTTTATTCTTACTATCGGGTGTTTCACCGCGAGGTACTTCAAAGTCAGTGCCAACAATGTACATGCCTGCATCGTTCAGTAGTTGTTTACCATCTATTCCGTGGATTTTGGATATACCAACAGTGGTAACTGGGTGTCCCATAGAACGAGAGCGGTAACTAACTTCAGTCTCATTTTCAAAGAACCTAAGTTCTTTCTGCAGCTGCTCCATAAGGGCTGTATGGGTTGGTGAATCGCCGTAGCGTTCAACAGACTCTATACGTCTTTTGATGCGCTCAATGATTTCAACGCGAGTAGTTGTGCTTGAGCTTGAGCTGGCGTGTGCCGTATTTAGCCAGATTCGATAAAGCAGCACACCCTCTTCAAGGATAGGCATATTCAGGCGAACGTCACTGCCTGCAAGGGTGCGGATTTCATTAGCGAGCTGTTGCAGCCGGTGAATTGTGGATTTTACATCATCCAGCTGCTTTTGAGAGGCAACATAAAACAACGGCCGCCGCGTAGCGCCCGTTGAAGTCGTTTCTTGATAAATGAGATTGTCTTTAAATCTGACTTTCAGGTCGTTAATCACCTGATCATACAAATTACGTGTTTCAGTCAGCTCTTTTAGAGTGATCTTAGCCAAGTTGCCCCCTGATTATCTCCTAATCTGCAATACCCTCCACGCACAGAACCGCACGAGCGCGAGGGATTATAAGGGTAGCAATGAATTCAGATGCACAAGGCCACTCCCTCAAGTGGTCTGGTAACAGGTTCCTCAACGTATTCACTGCGCTGGAAAGCAAGCCATTACTATCAATGGTGTCACTTTCTATTGTAGATAAGCACTCAGCGACTTCAGCTGTTGAAAGGCCTAGAGAGGCGTCTTTTAATGCGTCAACAACCAATAAATCACTTACAAACTGATGAAATTCCGTTTTAAAACCTGCGTATGCACTATTCACTACTAACCTCAACTAAGATAATAACACACAAATTAATAATGATTAATAAGCTAATAAATAATACCTTGCTAATTAAATCATTAAGTCCATATTTTGTTCAGCCAGCAGTAATGTCTGTTAGGATAAAGTGGTTACGGTAAAAAATAACCAGATTACTGCTGCTCAAATGCCAGGACTATTGTATAGTTTGGGCCGTCCCAAAAAAGAGACGTTGTTCAAATAACGCACTGTTTTATATTACGAATTCTTGATATTTCTTTATATTTGAATATAAAACAGAGCTTTAGCCTAATTTGTAAGCAGTGAGATAGTGTTTTGACCGAAGAGAGCGGATGTACACCAGGAGATATTTTTAGGGATATGCGTGAGAAGGCTGGTTTATCTGCTACTCAGCTTGCTGCGAAAATTGGTTGCGCTAAGTCTCATATTTATCGTGTTGAGAAAAACGAAGCTGATCCTTCACTGCAGTTTTGCAAGAAGTGGATAACCGTTACAAAGCCGTCACTTTATCTTATTATCAAGCTCCTAATACCGAGAGAGTTTTTATATTCAGCCAGCAAGGCCTGGCGGCAAAGACGGAGAGATGAAAATGCAAGTGACAAATAACGGCGCGGCGGCTTATCAGTCCGTCCAAGCGGAAGTAAAGCCTGGCACGGCTGCACCAACAGCTACAGCAGTAAAGCCGGAGAATAAAAGCGGTGAGACTGCGATTGCCACTCAGGCAGACACTGTTACTTTATCACCTGAGGCTTTGGCCTTAAGTGGCGGTGAAGTTAAAACCATGGGCAATACTTTGCCGCCATGGCCAACAAACGAGAATTAATTTTACGCTTCCAAGGAAGGATTAATTTTTTATGAAGAATCTAATGGTGCCAGTTCACATACTGGCATTTATGTTTTCAATGTGGGCCTACTATTATTTCACCTTTGAAAAGTCAGTAGGCACTATTATTACTCTTGGTATATTTATTTATGTGATTCTTGCCAATTTAAAACGCGGTGAGATACAGCCTTCATTGTGGATTCTTGCAGTATTTTTCTTGGTCAAGTTTTTATCACATAGATTAGTTTATTATTTCATTGGTTGGAACTTTGAGGCTGCACCTTACGTGTTGACGCTGGAAGTATTTAACTATGTATTGTTCAGTTACTTGCTGTTTAAGTTTCACTGTTCGGGTTTCTTGCTGCAGTTAGCCAGGGCTGACATTCGTAGAGCATTTATTCCTCAATCCATAGCTGTGTCAGCCATACTGATTTTATCTACAGTGCCTTTTTTCATCGCTTTATGTGAGGTGGCTCTTTATCACTTTGATCATAACTTATTTGTGGGTCCACCTTTTTTCTATAGAAAGTATGAGAGTTTTGAGGTAGCGAGTCACAACTTAATTATGCTTGGTGTGTGGTCGATGATGCTAGATGCTCATTACCTGAAAGAAAGACTGTCCAGAAAAATATCTGCCTAAACTGCTCGGCCCCCTACCCCATAAAAACCACTTTTAAAAACGCGCCGCTACGCTCCTGCTTTAAGTTTTGCAGGGGCTTAGTCATGCAGAATTCACCAAAACGCCCCGTCACTTTCAAGAATACGCATTCTTGAAAGTGGTAGGGGTTGTTTAAATCGGCAAATAGGCAAAATAAACAGAATAAAAACAATGACTTACGCACTTGCTCTTTTTTGTTTGTAGCGTATGGCAACAGCAGGAAAATCGCACTGAAAAGGGGGTTGCTACCTGTAATTTTCGTTTACCCTAAAATATCCTACTTGAGTAAAACATGATGTTATACTAGAGTAGGATTTGAAATTAATAGGAGGTTCGCATGTGGCAAACATTAAGAAAGGCTGGCGGTTCGTTAGTGATGACTGTCCCAAAGGCTTTTATTGATCAGAACTCCCTTGGTGATGGCTCCAAGGTGAAGTTGCAGCTGGATGGTGCAAAAATGACCGTTGAGGCGAAAAGTAGACCTCGCTATAAGTTGGATGATCTTATTGCTGAAATGTCAGGCTGCCTGCCTCGCGTTGAAGGTTGGGAAGTTGCTCAGTCAGTGGAGATTAAGCCGTGAAGCAAGGTGATATTTATAGGGTGCCCCAGCAAGGTGAATCGTCGCTGGTTGGTGACAGGTATGTGCTGGTTGTATCGGCAACAGCTTTTAATGAATCCACTAAGCTTGCTATCGTTTGCCCCATAAACAGGGAGATTAATCATCAAAGTTATGGCTTTTTCGTTGAAGCACGCGGCGGGCTCACTACCAGTATTACATCAGGGATCGTCAACTGCGGGCAGCCATTTACAATAAACTTAGCAGCCAATAGGGCGGTTAAGACTGATGCTGTGGAACCGGACTTGCTGGTGGATATTCTTGCCAGAATTCAAGCCATATTTGATTGATATATAAGGAAAAGCAACAATGTCGGGCAGACTAGCTTATCCCCCTAAGGATTTGAGGGAAATGCGCAAAATACTGCAGCTGGTGGATCAGAAAAACCCCATCATTGCATTGATGTTGGAATTTAGTTGTTTGAGCGGTTTAAGGTTTTGTGATGTATCAAAACTCACCTTTAAAGAGCTGTATATTAACGGTGTAATTAGAAGCTCGGTCATCATAATTCAGTCTAAGATTTACGCAAAATCTATAACGGCTGGCAAGAGTGAGGCAGAGGCTAAGCGGGTGGCTAAATTGACTGTTTACCTGACGGATCAGTGTAAGGCGGTTATTGAAGATGCAGAGCATTTGAATCACGGTAAAGCTCTTATTTTTGAAAGCAGTGTGCGGCCAGGCAAGCCTTACACTTGTCAGCATGTGAATCAGATACTAAAGACGGTTGCTGCTGAGTTGCGCCTGGATTATCAACTATCAACGCACAGTATGAGAAAAGCGTTTGCTAAGGCTTTGGTTGATAATGGGGCGTCTATTCATCAGGTTCGGGATGGTTTAGGGCAGGCGTCTTTGTCGTCAACAGATCACTATCTGAGTACGTTTATGTCGGATTCTGAGAGGTTGGTACAGGCAATAAAGTTTTAAAATGAGAAGCCCCGGCACGACCGGGGCTATTGTACTTAAGCTGCTGTCAGCTCAAGTCGTTTTCCAAGCGCGTTTAGCGCTGCGTCGATCATATCAATTTTAGTTGCATGTCTCACATCCACAATACGTTGAAAGCTTTGTTTTGACAGCCCCATTTTTTCGGCCAAAGCCGCTTGAGTTACTTTGTTTTCTACCATTGCATTCAAGAGTAAAACTTTAGACCACAAGCTGACCGGCACGGTGACAAATTCACCGGCTTTTGTCTCTGCAGGTAAGGGTATTTTCCTTCCATCTTCAAAATAAAATTCAAAGGCTGTTACCAGTGCATCGGCTGCATTATCAAGAGCTTCCTGATAAGTATCGCCAGCTGTTAGTGCTTCTGGTATATCAGCAAATGTGGCCATATAGCCGTTCCCATCTTCAAGTATAGTTACTGGATATTTCATAGTTCTGTTGCTCCGCTTTGCGATAAAGCTAGCCCCATTTCAGGGGCTCACTTTTATTCTAATCCAAGCTGTTTGAGTATGGCCTTTCTGAGGCCTTCCCCGATTTCTTGGCTTGGGTGCCTTGGCATTGTTGACTGTTGGCCGTTGTAGTAGAGTTTCAAATGTTTCTTACCATTTTTCATTTCTACCCCTTGAGCTACCAGCCAGCGCCTGAATTCGCTTTGCTTCACCTTACCTCCGTTGCGTTATTCAATAAGCACATAGTAAACAAAAATGTTTACCATTGCAATGGGTAGTAAACAAAAATGTATACTTATTTTGGGGTGTGTTTAGCAGGTAGTAAAAAGCCCCATGTGCGGGGCGTTTGTTTTATTGCTGGTCTAAAGTCGGTTCTGTGAGTGGCGTGTCTGGCATATCTAAGCGTAGTTGATTTGCACTAAATTCACGTAACTTGGCAATGGCCGCTGTTGCATCTGGATTTACAATAGCTGAGTGTATGGCTTCATTTGCAGCCCTGATCCTGTTTGCTGCTTCCTGCGCCAATCCGTTAATGCTGACGTTGCTGGTGCATTCTCGCCCTTGCTCATCTTCGCCTAATATCTCTAATTCTCCAGTTTCCATTTGGTACGGCTCAGCATTGGCCAGCTCAATAAGAAACCACAATAAATTTTTACCTGCTGCCATATAAGTGCCTGTTTGTTAATGAATTAATGAATTACTTACTTTTTCTAAAGCTTGCGGCTCAATAAAGTCAAACCCTTCAGATTCTGAAATTCGGCGAATCAATCGCAGCATAGAGCGGTAAAAATCAACGTCAGTATCTTCACGCTTAGTTTGCAATTCGGTATTTACTCTACTAATGCAAATATTTATATCGTTAGCCAAAACCGACTTAAAAACATCTGACTGTGCTGTTTCATCGACAACTAAATCTAAAAGATGTGCGTTCGGTATATCTAGCTGGTTTTCCATAGCTTAGTCCCGCCTAAATTAAATCAAGGTGCTTAATGCTTACACCGCCAGACTTACCAGTTACTTTTACAACTTGCTCACCACAAACATCCCAGCACTCTGATTGAACTTCATGGTCAGTAAAAACATCTTTATTGCTCAGAAGTGGGTAGTATCTAACTTTTGTTCCAATTTCTAACTGCTGTGCAGTAGCCATCTGATTTTTTTCCTTATTGTGTATTAAAGTGTTTTTTAAGCTGGCCATAACTATGCTGACTCACCAGTATTTGGGTGTGAACAATGGCAATGTCTACATAGCAATCGGGATGGACTTCGCACAACGTAACGAATTTTTCTAAGGCGTCATTATTTATGCCATAAGGCCAGTAGATAGGCTTTCCATCCACCCGTATTTGATGTTCTGTTTTGTTTGTTTGATGCTCTTTTTCTTTAGCCTTGCCAGATTCGCATTCACAAGGCTTTACAGATGCAGACCATGAGCTTAGGAACATTGGCTTAATTGTGCAGCCGTTATGAATCCACTCACCCAGCAGCTTACCTGCGTCTTTGCGTTCAGTACTTTCATAATCCATTGCTCCAACAATGTTTTCACACTGGCAGATCGCAATAAATCCTTTAGGTTTTAGCTTGGCCATGTCGCTTTACCCCCTATCTGTCATCATGGAGTCTTTGAAAACTTCCCACAGGCGGTCTTGCGTCCACTGTTTGCGGTCAAAATCCACATCCGGCTCTATACCTATCGAGCAGTATGAATGCGCCCCTTGAGTTTCTTCGGTGGTCTTTGTCATTAAGGTTACGCAAATGCCCTCACATTTAGTCGCGTGAAGCATGTAGGGATTCATTTCATATTGTTCGCCTGGGCTTATGATTCGAGGCTCGCCAACTGGCTCTAAATGGCAGCGGTAGTCCTCAATCCACGGTCGATTTCCAAATCTTGTTCGCGGACCTTCATGCAAATAAGCTACATGAGTTAAAAGTTCAGGGGTTGGGTTGATTCTGTACAATTGATTTACCTGATAGCCGATCAGCACTCTGGAAACAAAGCCAAAGCGGTGATCATGAATAGCTGAATGCTCAAAACAGCTTCGCCGAGGCAGGTCAGGGTGCCAGACATGAAGGCGCTGATTGTGAGGTAAAATAACCTGCAGAAAGCCAAGTCCATGCAGTGTGATCTGGTCTTTTGTTGCTTCAAATTTCACGGATTATCACCTGTTGTTTAATCTAGTTGGGGTGCTCTGGCAGCTGCAGTTCTGATTTGCGCTGCCACTTCTTCCAGAATGTTGGGCATAGCCGCTATGATTTCAGGGGGTGCCTGAACAGAGAAGCCGCTACCTTTTTCACCCTCAAAAACCACAAGCAATACGCCGCTTGCTTTTGTTGATTCTCTTGCAACAGTGCAAGCGTCATCGTATTTGCCTGGCCCTGCATTACTCATCGTTTTACCTGCCTTAAATTGTTCTCAGGATAGCTGTGGTTATCTTCTCAGCCATCAGTGGTGGTACGGCATTGCCTATCATGTGCTTAGTTGCTGTTGATGATGATGGCCATTTATAGTTAGGCGGGAATGATTGAGCTGCAGCTGCTTCAGCTATTGAAATAGGGCGTATGTAGTCACCAAAAACAACGCTGTGTTTATTTACTGTGGTTATGGTGCCTATTGGCCTATCTAACGATCGACCGCTGCGCTCTGTGCCATATGCGGCGTCTAGGAATATCTCACCAAACTGCTTCCGACCATTTTCAACGCGGCTACGGGTTTTTTGCACTCTATCAGCCACTAGATCCCAATCGTGACCTTCAAAAGAAAGGTCTATGAAGGTTCTGGCTGGAACGTGATCCTCTTTAGTTAGATTTAGCTCCAGCGGGTGCTTTGTTCTGGTAGCTACAATAATCAGCCTCAACCGGTTCTGAGGTACGCCCAAGTCGGCAGCGTTTATGAGGTTAATAGAAAGCGTGTAACCGATGGACTCCATAGCGTATTTCCACGCATCAAAAAGCTGCCACTTCATGAAGTCGAGCACATTCTCAATCACTGCAACTTTTGTTTTGTGTGCTTCCAATGCGCTTACAACCGCCCAAGCGGTTGATCTGCTCTGGTCCGCTTTTATGGTTCGCTTTACCTTGCCAGCGGCTCTGGAGTGGCCCTGGCAGCAGGGTGACGCAAACAATATGTCATGCTCTGGCACAGTTGACCAATCGGCCTGGTGCAGGTCTTGGCATATTACGTCCATGCCAGGATGATTTTTTTTAAGGAAATCTACAGCAAGCTTATTATGGTTTGCGCTCCAAATGATGTTTACACCAGCTTTAATAGCCCCGGTAGAGGTTCCACCGCCACCAGCAAATAAATCAATCCCTCTCACCATTAGCCGCCTCCAATTTCTGGTAGCCGGCCAATTCTTTTTGTGCGCTAAAAAGCTCAGTTTGAAGCTGGTCATACTGCTTTTGCAGCTCATAGTAATCAGCTGGTGTAGGTGTCTCTTTTTCGCTATCGCTCCAAGAGCTATCCCAGTTCTTTGGGTTCACAGGGCCAGAGGAAATTACTTCATAAGTTAACCGATCGGCTTGCTCGTAAAGTGAAACCTTGCAGTCTATGGAGTATGCGCCCTGAATTGGCTTGTCGTGTTCTGGTAAGCGGTCATGCCACACATCAGCGCCGTTGCTTGCAAGGTCGTTATCCACCCAGTCCCATTCATCGCCCAATAGACTCACAACACATACGCCGTGCAGGCCAATGCACAGCTCTATTGTGACGTTAGTAGCTGTAATTTCAGCGCCGCTGTCGGGGCCACTTGAATGGTCCGCACCACAGAACTCGCCGTTAGGTGTTTGGTTCGTCATTACTGCCTCAGGATTAAATATGCGGAAGGAGCCAGCGATAACCGACTGGCTACGGTCTTTGTAGTTAAAAATCGCGATGTTTAACTATTATTTTTGTTAATTTCTTACCCTTGGTTTCGCTAAGAAAAACGTATTTGTGCGCTAGCTGATCGAACCATGCACCATAAGCTGCAGCGCCTTGCGCTGGTAAAACCACTTCGCCATCTTCTAAAGTAACCAAATATTTCATCTTCTTTCCTTAGCCAGTAGCCGACTGGCTGCGGTAGGTGGGTTAGCTGCGCTGGGCCAGTTCTGCTTTGACTTGTTCCATGACCAGCTGAAAACCGACCATTGCATCTATACCTAACAGCTGGCAGTACTTCGCGTATTCAACAATGTCTATACGGCGCTCGTTGTTCTCAATCTTGCCTACAAAGGAGTGCGGCCCATTCATGCGCTCACCAATTTCGCGCATGGTCAGGCCTTGTTCTTGGCGCTGGCGCTTAAGGTACTGAGTTAAAACCTTTGCTGCTGGAGAGGAAACCGAACCTGTTGTTACCGTGTTTTTAACTTTCATGATCTGCCCTTACTGTTATTAGATACAAAGCGGACTAAGAGGCTCCCGCCTATGTAGCAGGTTTGGATACTTCTTAGTTGCCATTATCCTAACAGATAACAATTAATAATTTAAAGTTGTTATTTTATACAGTGGTTTTTAGCTGTAGACTTTTACTGTATTTTTCTGCCGCTTAAATGGGTTTTCTGGCGGCTTTGATAATGGTTAAAGCACTGGGGGACGTATGGCCAATAGAGGAAAAAGGGGCGGTAGTGGGCGAGTGGGCTGGGTGGTGTCTCAGATGAAAATAGGCGTGGCTTATACAGCCAAGGATATACAAGCGATGTTCACCGAAAGCGCTCCTTACAGCCCGGTCACTCGCAAAGAAGCAAAACAGATTGTGTATGGCATACTCCGGGCTAAGTGCTACATCACTCAAGCGTCAGATGCTCACAGGAAAGGGGTAATACTGCAGTTAAATAGCGGCAGCGAACATACTCAAAGTACCGTGCCATCCTTTATCCATGCGTTTAACAGGGCGTGTTTAAAGGTATTGCGGTGCGAACCAAGCCTGGCGGCGTAGCAGAAAAAATAAAAGCCCCAATACAGGGGCTTCTGCCGCGTGACAAAATCGTCGAACTCAACCACTCAGCGGGCGGCATTAGATGAAAAATAAGCGGTTGAGTCAACTTAATTTACCTTTCTGTGTTTCATCTGCTTGAAATTCCAGCACCAGCACTGCTATTCTGAACCCGACTAATTGGAGCCGCATAAACTAAACCTGAGCGGATCGACCAATGGGGTATTGGGTGTAGATGCTTCTTTGGTTTAAAAGGCTATAGTAGGCGTGAAGCCTAGCGCTGGCGTTAGCAAACACCCCGCCAGCGTTAAAATATCGCAGAACCCGCCCCCTAAAGGCGGGTTTTTTGCTGCCTATCGTGCGGCTGCCACCATTTGAACAAGCCTTAATTATCCTAACAGTTTACAGTAAATAAGCGCATAACTCATAATTGACCCATTCATACAGATTGAGCGGTCAGGATGGACAAAAAGATTTGTGTCGTGCGCGTCAAAAATGGCGCTACCGTCATGATCGGCGGTTACAAAAACGGCCGATTGATGGTGGCAAAGTGGAAAGCTTTTAAGGGCGATATTGCCTCAGTGGCAGCAGCTGCAGCTGCTTATGTCACTGAGTACAAGCTCAAAGGGTTTATCATCGCGGTGGATGATGTCTACAACCAATTGCCGTTCTCTGCACTACGCACAGGCCTATCCGATACTGACTCAAATGGTATGCCCCGCCTTGTCCTGGCATTAAATGCTTACCGAAGCCTGCAACAGCTGCGCTCTATTACATTTGCTGATGGCTGCCCTCGTATCGATGTCAATGAAACAGTCACAGAGCCACTGATAGACGGTAACGGCCGCACTACTTACATCATCGACTGGGAAGCATTCAAAGAAGAGCAGCTCGCTATTTTGTTGCTGAGCTATCACGCCCTACATCACCAGCCGCAAGAGGTAACTTACCTTCAGCAGTACTTTGGCCATTTGGCACTTATTAAAGCGACCGGCAGCCGCTCTACTGTACGAGGGTTCAGGCTATGACAGTCAGCAGGCTTTCAGATTTAAGTATTGAAGATGATATTCGCCGTGTGCAGCTGTACAGGCAAATACTGGCTTTTATCCGGGATAATCCAGGCGAGTGCCGCCGCTATGAAGTAAAGGCAGATGAAGAGTTCAGGGTGGATTTGGCTTCACAAAGGATTTATGGCACTCCTGAATTAGAGTGGCTGGTGCTGCTGGTCTGCAATATGGACGATTTACTTGCTGGCTTGCCTGTTGGCTTTTCTGTGCTGTTTCCGCCTCTGGCTACTGTGCGCCAAATGATCCGAGCGGTGAAAGATGGCGAGTAATAAGGGCCGTCCAGAGAAGCTGGACAATGGGCGTTATAAAGTCGACGGGCTGAATCAGAAACAGTTCGTAAAGCTATTTGAAGTGATCCGCAAAGAGCAGAACCAGCGACGAAAGGATGCGTACAGGACACTTACCCCCGCAATGCTACGCCGGAAAAGTCCGGCCGACTTGGCTAAGCTCGGTAAAAAAGAAGATGGAACCCCGTTCACAAGGGAAGATTTGCTTAACCTTGAGAAGTCTAAAAAGGCTTTTCAGAAGCGCTATAACAATAAGTCAGCGGGCATTACCTATCTGCAGATCATTGCCGGTTCTACTGATATTGATATTAAGCGGGCAAACAACCAGGTGTCTGATGGTTCAGGCATTCGCTACGCCAATATTTCCATAATTCAAAGCAACGTAACCACATTCAGAGTCAAGGCCTCAGCGAAAAACGGCTATGAGTATCATGCCGTCAAATTGCGATTTGAAGAGTGGGACGATGCACTGATGCAGGTAGACCCTGATAAGGGGTATGGCAAAGCAGTCAAAGCGGCACTGAAGGGCAGAATATCCATTCAATGCGATTGCGGGCGCCATCAGTACTGGTACCGCTACCTATCCACGATTGGTAATTACTGCCTGGCGCCACCCAAAGAATTCGCCCCGCCCAAGGTTCGTAACCCTAATTTTTCTGGTGTGGCCTGTAAGCACGTCCTGCATGTGCTGAACAAGTGCCAACACGCAGCCTTCCAGCGTCAGTTTGAAAAGGCAATGTCACAGCAGGCCAGCAAGGTTGGTTATGGTGACGGCCGCAAAATCGTGATCAGCGAAGATGACGCTAAAAAGATGCTGTACACGACTCGCAAGCCGCTTGATCAGAGTCAGGCCATGGCAGAGTTCGAAAAGTATGAGAGGCGTCAGAATGCCCTTGGAGCAAAGCTTGGTAAAAACGACCCGGCATTAGCAAGAGCCAGGCAGCAGACGCTAAAGGCCAGAAAAAAGCTGAAGGAAGTAGAGAAAAAAGTAGAGGCCGCTGAAACGCGAGCAAAAGCAGCTGATGAAGCCAGTTTAAGGAGTCGTCAGCTCAACCGTGATCTGGCAAAGAGCATGATTAGAATTTTTGAGGATATGCACCAAGGAAAGCCGGAAGCGGATGTAAAGGCAATGGTGGCCCAAAAGATAGGCTTGAGCATTGAGCAATTAAACGAAATAACGAGCGATTAAAAATGACAGAACCAGCCGCCATTACAGAACCAGCCGCCACTGATGCACTGCCGATCATTCGTAAAAGTCGGCATAAGGGGCATCAGCCCTATAACAATGCAATCAGAGAGGACCAGCTCAAATATATTCGCACGTCCCCCGAAAACTTTGAGGCGCTGCTTTACCTGCCAGTTGAATCTGCTGGCTCTGCTGGTGCTGATGAATGGCTTGAAACAGCTAAGTTTTCTCGGCCAGACACAAATCAGGCGGTGCTGAGCTATCAAGACCCTATAACGGTGTGCGTCCTGGAGCAGCCAAGTAAGCAAGATCAGTTCGACGTTGAACAGTCAGGCGATGACCTGATTAGTGACGTTGAAGAGTTCCTAATGGTTTTTATTGATGCTGACGCCGTGCCGGTGGGTGCTGCCCTTGAATGGGAAGATGAGTTAAGCGAAGGCGAAACTCGCCGGACGTGGTGGTATGTGCATCACATCAGCAGTCTTGGCAGCACCAAAGCAGGCGCCACTTACTACCTGATCCCACTGAAAGACTTTACAGGGCTTAACGCATGACCACATTAGACCAAACAATTGAACATTTAGAATTTAGTCCGACAGGCCCGATAGAACCTATGGAGCTTGACCATATCGATACGGCGGTTGTGAACCGCATCAGTGAAGTGGTCAGCAGAATAGCGACCCCACGACTCAGGGAGTGGGCAGCCAGGCCAGTTGAAGAGCGAGTCATGATAGGCGAGTTTGAGAGCCCGCGCCGGTTCCTTATGGCCTTGGCTAAAAAAGGTGTCACAAAAAACCAACTCCCTGCCATCTATGTCACCCGAGAGCCTGGATTGGTGTTCGCTGATCCAGCGACCAGTGCAGGGGTTGATAAAGATGCAATGTATTCCACTTGGGACGATGACGATAATTTAGTGGCACTGATTGACTGCTCGGTTATGACATTCACGTACACAGTGAATTTTGTTGGCTGGAGTGACAGGGATATAGAGCCACTGGCGGCCCTTTACTGTATGTGGCTACGGCGCAGAACGGGCGATAAGTCTATCGAAGTAAGGACGGTTCTTGCTGACACGCAGCTAATGACAGCTGGTAAATTCACTGACGGCCCATTGGCTACAGCAACAAACGGATCTGTTGCTTACGAAGAAGGTAAATTGCGAAGTTTGTCTGTGACTGCAGCGCTTGATTTTGATTACTTGCAAGCCAGGTATGCAGAAGCGCGGACAGTGAAAACAGAATTTGCCCTTGAAGTGTCCGGCGTGGTGTAGATATGGCTGAAAAATCGCGGGCATTCATTCAGAGCATGACGATTAACGGCCAAGCGCTTGATTTGGATTCGGTGATACAGGCGACTTACATAGAAACTATCAATATGGATGGCCCGATGCTGACGATGCAGATCAGGGATAGTTTAACCCTGATCACTGACCAGTATGGTTTAACGGGTGGCTCTGAGATTGTGTGTGAAATGTCAGACCTTCACAACAACGCCGGTTCCAGTTTCAAAGAGCGCTTTACCGTGGGGCCTCCAAAGAAAGAAGGGGACGTGATCACTATCGATGCGTTTCAGGCCGATTGTGCAAAACTGAAAACCCCAGCTCCAAAGGCTCGGTATTTTAACGAAAAAAGACCTGGGTTCATTTTGCAGCAGCTTCTGCCAGGCTTAACAGTTGTCACCGATATAACGGACGCTGGAACCTACCACTTAAACGAAGGAATGACCCCAAGCCGGATGCTCAGGGCGATGGCTCGCGATTATGGGGCTGCTTTATTTATTTGCCGTGGCAAAGTGTATTTTAAGACGCTTAGCAGCCTCAAAGGTCAGCCACCCGCTTACAAAGTTGGCACTAACCGCAGTCGCGGGAAGATTGACATAAACATAGCGAACCAGACAAGGCCAGATCTGAAAGCGCTGTATGAGCGCAACCTTCGGCGCCAGTGGTACACATTTAACGATTACGGCGAACTTATAAAAGGCTCAGCTCAGGCGGGATTTCCTTCAGCCTTTGTGTCCGGGTTGCCTGGCCGCAGACTGGACAATCAAAATGCCTATTTATTGCCACGTCTTGATATGACTAGCCATGGCCTCGCGTCTGTTTTCCCATCGATGCTGCTGGAGCTGGATATAGTCAAACATGATGCGTTTGGCGAAGTAGATGAATCCCTCCCCTCTAAGCTACTGGTGTCAACCATATCGCATCACCATGCTGGCATGAGTTATTTAAACCGCATAGAACTAAGTGAGGTCGCTTTTGAATAACGAGACCCGTAGTAATCCATCCGGCCGCCTCTTTGGTGAGTATCGCGCTACAGTTGTCGACAACATAGAACCTAGAGGGCTGCATAAAGCGAAAATCCGGCTTTTGGGTGCAGAACATATCCCTGTGGATGAGCTGCCATGGGCTGAGTATCGCCTGCCATTAGGCGCCAGGCCCAAAGCGGGTGAAGCTATGCCAGTTCAGATAGGCGATCTGGTGTGGGTAGACTTTCCGTATTCCGGTGATACTCGGCGCCCACGTATCACAGGTGGCGCTTATTATGCCCCAGGCGGTGAAAGTCATCTGCCTGATGATTTATTTTCAGGTGCATATCAGCACAAACGGGGCGAGAAGGAGCCGCCAGGCCCGCAATCTGCCTACGGTGATAAAGTCGCTGATGTATTCGGTATTCTGCAGCAAATCACCATGTCCGGCGAATATTGTCTGACGCATAAGCCCAGCGGTACCAGCTTCCACATTAATGATAAAGGGCATCTTGTTTTTCACACTGAGGGGGATCACTTTCGCACGACAAACGGCAATGTCCTTGAGGAAATATCAAAGAAATTAACCATTATCGTCAAAGGGCCAGCTTCTATTGATGCGGAAAAAATAGCGTTAAACGAAGGCGCTGGTGTAGTTACAGGCGCTCATATCTGTCAGTACACAGGTTCACCACACAGCGATTGCAGCTCTACTGTGACAGCAGGCAAGTAAAGGATGTTAAACGTGCAGACGCTGGAGTCGA